TTACAGTGCCGCTGTCTTTTTCCTCGCGTTGACACGTTCGTAAAAAACCGGCAAGACACCATCTTCCTGTTCTATCCAGCGCCCGTATGTCCGGGTAATCATGGTGGTGTCTGTGTGCCCCATCTGCTTGGCAACATAGAACAAATTCTCGCCAGTCGACAGCAACGTAGACGCGAAAGTATGTCTCGTTTGGTAGAGGTTGCGGTATCTGACGCCGGCTCGCTTTAGCGCCGCCTCCCAGAACAGCGCCACGCGCTGCGATGTCAACCACCCATGAGCAGTTATCGGATCATGGAATATTTCGTCATTTGCAAGTGCAGTATGTGGTCGCTGCGCAACAAGCGCCTCTAAAGCGCCTTGTCGCATGTCAATGAGCCGCTTCGCGGCCCTTGTCTTCACCTCATCCCTGGAGTCGCCGTTGACCCTCGTTCGCTCTACCTTGATGGTGTGCTCGATCCAGTCGACAGACCCCCACTTGAGCGCAATGTACTCGCTTGGCCGCATGCCGGTCGAAAAGGCGAAAGCGAACACATTGCGGCATTGCCCGTCGCTAGCCCGTAAAATCGCCTGGATTTCATCGGCGCTAAATGGATCGGTCACTGACTTGGCTTCGTGAGCGTCCCTATCAAGGATTTTCTTCAGCTTCACCCGGTCCAGCGGGTTGCTTTCTATCAGATCGTCATTGACCCCAAGATCAAACGCCCCGCGAAGGGGGATAAGAACTTGGCGAATTGATCGTGCCGAGACTGACATTTCACCAATCCATGCTCGAAGTGCCGCCGGGGTGGCTTCTGAAAGCAGGGCCTTCCCCCATTTCGGCTTGAGCTTTGTCTGGTAAATCCGGCGATAGACTGCGAGGGTTCTGGCCGACAGCGTGCGCTCATACAATCGGAATTGATCTTCCATCAGGTCGCCTACGGTCATTTGATGCTGCTTGGGCTGCATGCCCAGCCTTTTCAACTGCGGCGATTCGGGGAAATACTCCGCATATGAAAAAGTCCTGAGCTGAATCGCGTTCAGGATCTCGCCGCGCAGGCGCTCGGCGTATTTGATATTCGCCTTCGTATGGGCGAGCTTCAATGTCTCCCTGCACTCGGCGCCACGATACATGAACTTTATTCTGATCGATTCGCTTTTGACCCCCGACCGGAGTTCAACACCTGGAGGCCCCGACTGTTTTGTTCCCATTTTTCAACCCATTCTTCTACAGCCGGCAGATTTATCCACAACCGACCGTCTACAATTTTGCATTGAACACCGTCGAACCACTTGCCCGCCTTGCGGCGAGCCTGCACGGAATCAACGGAATCACCTGATATCTCGACGTAGCGCTCCAGCTTTACCCAGGCCAGAGGCTGACGCTGCGCCTCCGCCTTGGCGGCTGCTGCGCGCGCATTGCGCTCGATGGTCTCGACCAGCTTGGCCACCATGTCGTGCTCGCCCATGTTCATGGCGCGCTCCCTGTCGTCACGTCGCCGGCGTGACCACTGCCGCCGCAAGCAGGGCAGTCCAGCTCACCGTTGCCAGGCTCGGCGCCGTCGTTCATGAAGACCAGGCCGCCCGGCGTTGCAGCGATCGACTGGCCAGCGGCGCGCGCGGCGGCGATGGCCTGCTGCGTTTCGGGCGAGAGTGGAACACCGCGCCGCGCAAGCTGCGCCTCCAACTCCTTCACTCGGTCCAGCGCATCTTCCGCCTTGCCCTGCCAATCATCAGCGATCGCTTGATGATGTTCCACGCACTTCAGTAGCCGATCATTTTTATCGCCAATGATTTGGCAGTCGGCCTCGGCTTTCTCGGCGCGCTGTTGCCATGCATGGACGCAGGTGCATTGGCCACGCCATTCGCCATCTATGTTGTGCACGTCGCCCGTGCCGCCGCATGCGCTGCACAGCGCGCGCATTTCGGCGCAGGTATTGGTGACGGCAGGCATTTGGGTGGCCTCGATCAAAGCTTTGGCGAAAGACAAAAGGCCAGGCATTCCGATGGCTCCCGCTGTAGCACGCTGCCAGCCGTCGCACGCGGCACCGTCCTTCGTCCACAGGAAGTAGGGCGTAGCGATGTTGAATATCTGCTCGGCGATCAGGTGCGATGTGGCGCCGATCTGCGCTGCGCGGGTATCAGTGGCATCGCCCTGCGCTGCTGGGGCGGCGATATGGACAACGCGACCATTGGCGCCGCGTTTAGATTCGTATTTAAACATTCCCTCATCAACGTCTTTCCATAAACCGTTTTCCAGCCGCAATTGGTAGATGTCACCATCCGTCGTCACGGCCACGGGCTGCACCGGGTCGCAAAAAGCCATCTGTTCAGCAGCTGAAAAGCAAGACGCCTTGCAAAATTCTCCGGCGGCCAATTCAAACGATTTACTGCAACCTCCAGCGCCCTCGCAATCACACGCCACCGGCTCTTGCGCCTGCACCGGGGCGGCTGCGAGGGCGGCTTGCTCGCGGCCAGCAGCGGCCAGCACGCGGAACACATCGCTGTTGCGCAGCAGCGCGCCCGGCTCGTTCAGGCCCCACAGCACCGGCAACGCGGAGATTTGATCCATTAGGCGCCCGATGATCGGCTGGCCTTGGGGCGCGGCGCTTGCGCCAACTGCCGTCAAATATGCATCCAGCAGGCGGCCGGAGAGTTGGGCCAGCGCATTGCCTGGCTTTGCAGGATCGCATTGCAGGGTGATGCAGCTGCTGTCGATCGTGTGCCCGCAGCCCAGGGCCGCCATCATCAGTGCATTGCTGATTTGCTTGTGTTGCTCGTTATTCATCATTGTGGTTGCTCCAATATGGTTAATTCGGCGGGCGCGACCGGTTCGGCCAGGCCCTCGATGTACACAGTCATGTCAGCATCGCCCTTGTGCCAGCAGAAGCCGGCAATGAAGCAGTTCAGGCCCTGATAGCCGACCGGCCTGGCCAGTTGCTTTGCGCGGTGCAGGCGCAGGTCGTGCTGGTCGGCCAGATCGCGCGGCGATTCGGCTGGCGCCGGCGTGCGGGCGCTCATGCCGCCCACCAGGCGCCGGTCACGCTGGCGATTACGTAAATCAGGATCAGGGCCGTCGCCACACGTGCCGCGCGTGGCCTGCGCTCGCTGTTCGGGACTTCGTGGTTGTCGTTCATGGCGCAGCTCCTGGAGCGCCTGGAAGTGCGGCCACCGTCTCGACTGGCGCCAACGCCTCGCCGCGCCGCGCCAAAAATTCCCGCGCGAGCCGCTGAATGTTGTTCTCGCCGGTGTTGATCCGTTCGGCAAGCGCCGAGTCCGGATTGCGCACCGATTCGATCTGCTCACGCTTCACGCCCAGCACTTCGGCCATGATCGGGTCGGCGCCGCTGTCCGACACGAGAAAGTAGGCAGAGCAGGGCGCATCCTGTCCATCCCGGTGCACGCGCCCGATACATTGCTCATGAACGCCAGGCGACCAGTCCAGCTCACCGAACACGACGGTGTTGCAGTAGCCCTGCAGGCCGTCGACGCCGGCGCCGGACCGCAGCGACATAATCAGCACCTGGGCCTTGCCGGTCAGGAAGGCGCTGACTGCCTCGTCCTTTTGGTTTGCTGACTCGCTGCCCGTGTACAAGACAGGGTTGAAGCTGGCCAGCGCCTCCATCCAGATGCTATAGACCGCGCGGTGCCAGCCGAACAGCACGATCGGCTCGCCACTGTCGAGCAGCAGCTTGACAAATTCGGCGACGTACGGCGCCTTGGCGATGCCAGTAGCTTGGCGCATCAGCGCGTCGAACTCGCCGGCGGCCTGCATCTTTTCACCGCGGAACTGCTCGTTATGGCGCAAGACGATCTTGGCCAGGGAGATCGCATCACTGTGCAGGGCGTCGAGCGCCTTCTCGTCGGCATCCACTTCGTGCACGATCTTCGACAGGTCGGGCAGCTCGCGGCCGACGTCGGCGCGCGTGCGGCGCAGCATGATGCCCTCGCGGCGCAGGTAGGCGCCGAATTCCTTGGCGTTGGCCAGCCTGGCCTTGCCGTCCACTTCGGTCGAGCACCACTCGCGCACGAATTCGTCGTACTCGCCTAGCGCCTCGGGCGCCACCACGTTCAGCACGTGATAAAACTCGTGGCCGTAGTTGTAGATCGGCGTCGCGCTCAGGCCCATGCGCCGCGCGGCACCGGCGCCAAGGTGTGCGGCAGCCTGGTAGATAGCGGTGCCGGGGCTGCGCAGTGCCTGGCATTCGTCATAGACCACGTATTTCGCCACGCCGTGCAAAGTCTCGGCCCAGCCGCGCAGTTTGTGATACGAGGTGATGATCACGTCCGGCAGGCGCGGCGGAATCAGTTCAATCTGCTTCGAGCGCGAGCGGGGCATCAGGTCGTATGGCGAGCCCTTCTTGAGAATGTGCACGGTCAAGTCGGGTGCGAATTCCTTGATCATGGCGCGCCACTGGCGCGGCAAGTGCGCCGGGCAGACTACCACCACGGGCAGGTTCTCAGTGCGCACCATGCCGCAGATCGCTGAGACCGTTTTGCCCAGGCCCAGGTCGTCGGCCAGCAAGAAGCCGCCTTTCAGTTCGAGCATCTGCGCCGCGAAGGCCTGATACTCGCGCGCCGGCTTGGCGAGTTTGATCTCGAAAGGCGCCACATGGCCGGCCATCAGGTCAGCCAGTCGTGTTTCGCAATCCCGGTGCTGATCGGCCAACCGGTCCATGATGTCGCGGCGGTCGACGTCCATCGGGTACCTGTCGATAAACCAGGCCAGCTCTCGCGTATTCTCGGGCGTCACCGAAATGCAGATGTGCTTCGCGGCGTGCTGCGGCACCCTTGGGAAAACGCGCTTGAGTCGCGCCCGCACGAACGGCTCGCCCTGGATTAGCCAGAAGCGCTCGGTGTAGTTGATGGTTCCGTATGTCGAAGTCAAAACGATGCTCCTGTCAGTTTGATAATGCGCACTGGCTTGCCGTGCAGTTGGTCGACCTTGGCGCCCGCGCTGCCCCAGAACCTGGTCGTTACCAGCACCACGGCTGTAACGTCGGGCCGGGCGGCGTATCGGGCGATTTGCGTGAGCGCCTGCGACAGCGAACCTTTAATTTTGGCCTCGATGACGATGCCTGGCGCGACGAGGAAGTCGAAGCGATCCCTCGGCCCGGCCACCACCTCGCGCTGGAACTCGATTCCGGCTTCGGCGAGCACCTGCGCCATGCCCTCGTGCAGTGCGACCTCGTTAGCGAATCGATAGGCGAAGCGCGGCAGCGTTTCCGCCACGCTGCGCAGGATCATTGCGCTCACGACGCCACCTGCACAGCGCGACCGCCGCGCCACCGCCAGCCTGGTGCAATCTGGCTGAATCGCCACATGCCCATGCGCTGGCTGGTGGTCATGCGCGGCCATGGTTTTCCGCCGTTATCCCATTCCGGCCCGTCGAAGAAGCCTTCAGGCAAGCGTGCGTAACCGTAATGGGATACCCAGTCCACGCGCGCATCGCCGCCTTCTGCGTCTCCGTCCCATCCGCACTGGTGCCACTCAGGTATGCTGCTGATGCGGTTCCAGAGCTGATAGCGCGCCGGATTTGCTCGCTTGAGCCACTGCTGGCGCGGCCAGCGCATCGGCATGTCGATGACACCCGGCTCGCTACTTGGCGCATATTTGGTTTTGTCGCCAAAGCTCCGCAGCAGCTGGACGGCGCGCTTTGCCTGCTTCTTGTAGATGCGCGGGTTCATGGCGTCACTCGCTTAAATTCGATTACCCACACCCATGGGTTAGCGTCCCAACTGCCGACGCCGTTGATCTTCTCCCACAGGTCGTAATAGGCGGTGTAAGCGTCCGGCCGTGCGAATGCGCCGGGGTAGCCTTCCCAGCCGGGTAATCCACGCATGAAGGAGTCGGTGAACTTGCGTACGCCTTCCGCTATTGCATCCGCCTCGCTGCAGTCGTTCAGCCGCTCGACGCGCACCGACACGATCTCCAGCAGGATCCTGCTGGCCCATCGCGGCATGTGGATAGAAGGCTTCCAATACTTTCCTTCCGGCGCTTCAAATGACTGCTCGTTGTCGGCGCGATAGAAAAGCGCCTCCCGCGCGCCTGGCACTTCAAGGTAGGGGCCGGCCTGCACTCGGAAATCGTCGCACACCCACGTTTCGCGCACCCACAGGCGGTCGCCAGGCTGGCCGTGTGGGCAACTGATGGTCTTGCCGGTGCGTGTGTGCCAGATAACCGCTCGCAGGGGCACTTCATTGCCGGCCGCCGTCCGCCCGCCGTTCTCGCCGCCGATGGTCGATGCCTGCCACTCGCCCAGCGCCGCCGGTGCCGGCGGCAACTTGATAATCCGCCTGGTCTGCGTCTTGGTGCCGGCCAGGGTGGCGCACACCATGGCGCTGTTCATGAGGATAGGGCGCTCTTTCATACTGCCTCCGGAAATTCATCATGAGTGCGGCCGTACAATTCGCGGCCGGATGCTTTCTTGCCCACCAGGTACATCGGCTCAGCCTCGAAATGGATTTCGTCCGGGCCAAAGCGCCCGAAATTCCAGGTCGCGCCCGTCCACAGCGCGCAGAGATACTTGCTCTCGCCCGGGTTTGAATCCTTGATAGCCAACTCGGTGGTGTAATGGCCGCCCGGCAACCACTCGCCCCATTGCTTGAACAGGAACGGCACGCCGGCGGCCGCGCACTGGTCGCGCAGGTTGCGCGCCCACAACGGATGCATTGGCCGGGCGCCGGGGCCTGATTCGCCGCCGACGATGACCCAGTCCAGCGATGGAAGAGGCGGATACGCCTCGGCGCGTCGCAGCACGTTGGCGGTGATGATGGGATCGAACTCGTGGTGCCCGCTTCCACTCATCGGGATAGCCGTCAGGTTGACCGGCCCCAGCAGAGGCTCCATGCTCAAGAATCGGCGCGCAGCTGGCACGGCCAGCAGCTTCGGGATATCGCGGTCGGCTTCGGCCTGGTTCACGACGGTGGCGCCGAGCCAGACATTCGGGAAAGCGTTGTCGCGCCAGTTCCAGCGACCATGGTTGATCGCCAGCACGGCTTCATCGAGCATGGTCGCAGCGTTGCCGATTCGTTTGGTCAGCAGCAGCCAGTCCAGATTCGGCGTCTGCTCAATGAGGCGCATCAGGTCGAAGCGCCATTGCGGATCGACAGCATTGTCGAACACGTCGGCCAGGCTGGCGCAGAACACGCGCGCCCGGGTCGGCTCGACGTTGCGGGATCCGCATGCAGCGCATTGGTGACCGTCGTCGATGATGCCCATGTTCGGCCCGACGTCTCGCCACGGAACGCCGGCGCCGCGATGGCCACATGCTTCGCACTCGACGAAGTTGGTCATGCTCCAGGCGAGCGGCTTTTTCCAGTTCGCGGCGCTGGTGCGGCGGCGCGGCGCGCCCGGGCCCCAGTTCACGGCCATGCCGCCGGCAAAGCGAGCGTTGCGCGTCTCGGCGTAGCAGTGATCGCAACCTGGGCCGACTTTCTGGCATCCTTCCCACGGATTGAACGTGTGATCGCACCATTCGATTTTGCTGTTTTCGCTCATGCTGCAGTCGCTTTCTCGGAAGTTGCCGCAAACATATCGACGGTTTTGGTATCGCGCACCACCAGCGGCGGCAGCACGTCCAGGAATTCGCCGATGGTCAGCGTGTTGTCGCGTGGGCCATACGGCAGGCAATCGACGGTCCAGTCGTCAGGAAGGTCGGCCTCGGTCCGGATTTCCTGATCTGCCACCGCATCGATGGGCTGGTCCTTGATCTCGCCAAAGCTCGACTTAAAGCGGATTTCGGCTTCCCATTCGCTGGTGGCCATAATGACGGCCGTCAGGGTGGCGCTGACGGTGTAGAGGCGGTTGATCATGCTGCCACCTTTGCCTTTTCAAATTCCGCTTTCGCGGCGATGTACTCGCTGGCCACAATCTCAACCATGCATGGCGCCAATTTCACGCCGGTGGACACGTAGACGGTGCCGCCGTCGTGCTGGAACATGGCGAAGCCGCCGAATAACAGCCCGCCCCAGTCGGTACCCATTGAGGCCAGTACGGGCGCCAGGTCGGCTTTCTCGGTCGGGAAGCGCGCCCTCCATTCGGCCTGCAACTCGCTCAGCGCCGCGCGCTGCCCCTTCGTAGACTTCCGCAGCGAGGCGCGGGGATACTGAATGTTGGCGCGCTGGGCATCGGGCTTTGTCCACAATGGATCGTCCTTGGCGGGATGGAAGCAGATACCTGCGACGCTACGGCCGTGAGCGGTCGAGTTTGTGAGCAGCTTGCCGCCGAAGTGGTCGGCGAACACCTTGCCGACCATCGAGACTTTCTTTGCTTCGGCTTCGTACGCCGCCATCGCAGCCAGCACGGCCGGGTCGCTGGTCTTGTAGAAGGCGGCACTCATGCTTCCACTCCCGCCACTGCCGCCACCGTATAGATGCCCTGCGTACCCTTGACCACGCCGGCGGTTTCCATCACCTCGATCAGCCGGGCCGCTCGGTTGTAGCCGATGCGCAGGTGGCGCTGCACCAGGGCGATGGACGCACGCTGGCTGGCGCGAACGATTCCCACGGCTTGTTCGTACAGCGCATCGCTCGCGCTGCCGTCACCGGGCGGCACGGCGCCCAGCGCTTCGCCGTTCAGCTGCAGCACCGGGCGCGCCGGGCGCACGGGCTCATCGCCCTTGGCCGGTCCCGCGTCCGCCGCCGGGCGTGGCGCTGGCGCCGCTACATCAGCCTCGCCGCCCAGGGCCTCGACCAGGTCGGCCAGCATCTTTGCCAGCTCGCCGGTCATCAGGGCGAAGTCGCTGTCGAAGCGCTCGTCGGCTGCTTCGCCAATCGCGCATTCCCGCAATATGTCCAGCGCTTTCACCGACTTGATGGCCAGGCTCTCGTCCAGCACGAAGGAAATCTTGTCGTTCCAGGTCATGGCCAGGCGCGTGCACTGCTTGCCTGCGGCGATGTGGCGGCGGATATCGTCCGCTTCGAGGGTGTGGCGCTTGTACGCCACCTGGGCCTTGCTTTCGCCGGTGGCGCGCATGATCGCGTCCTGGTCGACCGTGAAGCCGGCCGGATCATTACCCGTTTCCAGCCATTCCGTCATGGCGCCGACCGGCGAGCGCTGCACGCGCAGGCTTTCCAGCGGCAGCTTGTCTACGGATTTCAGCAGCAGCTTGACCACGTCATCAGCCTTGGCCGGGCTGGCCGCGTCGATCACCAGCCAGCCATTCACCGGGTCGATCCAGACGGCCGTGGTGCTGAGAATGGCGAAGGCGCGCGGCAACAGCTCGTCGGTGACACGCTCCTTCAGTTCCTTCATGGCCTTTTTGCCGGGTGGGAAGCCTTGGGCTTCTTCCATTTCCAGCGCGCGGGCGGCGGCGACCTGGTTGATCACGGTCGCCGGCAGAAGCTTCTTCTCGGTTTTCAACTGCAGCAGGAACTGGCCGCCGACAGCATGCACCAGCGGCGTGCCGGCGGCGCGCGGCGGGGCCCAGCCCTGGCGCACCAGGTCCATGCTGGTGGCGGGCGTGAACTGCTGCGGCGCCAGTGCCTGCTCAAGCGCCGCGGCGGTCATTGCCCATGGCGCAGGCAAGCGGTAAATCTGGAGGTTCTTGAAAAACATGGCGGCTGCTCGCTTAATCGTTGTCGTTGTACGGGAAGGTGGTGTCGAAGTCGCCGGCTTCCGCGCCTGCGTCGATGATCAGGCGCGTCTTTGCCGTGTACATTTGGAACAGGCGTTTTTCAAAATTGAAGAGTGGTCCGACGAAAATCTTGTTTTTGATGTCGGCACCGCCGAGGCTGAGTGCCCAAACTTCACCGTCGCCGCGGATCCGCAGGTGGATGGCGCAGGACGAGTGCCGCCCTTGGTTCGGATCTTCGTCGATTGAAACATCCACATAGCCATCGCAGTTTTCGCTGCGGTTGATGTTCAGCGTGAATTTTTCGCCGCGCAGTTGGTGTATATTCCAAGCGTCTTTCTTGCTTTCGATGAACTCGTCCAGCAGCGCCTGCAGCGTGATCGTGGCCGGCGCCGGCGCCAGCAACTCGGCGATGTCCTTATCCAGGTTCTCGGTGAACTCCGTGCTCATGACCGCGCCGACGCGCTTCTTGATGATGTCACCTACCAATTGGCGGTACGACGGCAGGTCGATCGTGTCGAGGTCGACTTCGATCAGCGTGCCGATCTTTGCCTTGAGCGCCTTGCCGAAATCGCTGTATTCGCGCAGGTGCTCGTTGATGCCGGCGGTGACGGCCGCGCCGATCTGCTTGTGAATGGCTTCCTCGATGGCGCCGGATGCGACTACCTTGTCAAACGCTGCCGCTACCGCCTCTTTCAACTGATCCATGATCTTCTCCGTTGCTGCTGCTGGCTTTCAGGTGAATGCCAGCAGCTGGTTAATTACGTTGTCCAGGTCCTGCCTGGTGTATTTGGTCAAAATCCGGGACAAGATCACGTCGATGGTCGCGCTATACAGCGCCTCGAACTCGATCTCGTCCATCTGTGCAAACGAAACGCTTTTCGCTTCCAGCCGCACCTCGCCCTTGAGGTTCACTGTCGATTCGAAAAAGCCAGCCAGAATCGCCACGTCTTTCCGGAAACGCTCCTTGTTCTTTGCCACCGGCTGGCCCTGGTAGGTCAGGCCGCCGCGCGGCTCCCACTGGTCGAAGGCGAAGGACACCAAGGCGAAGTACTTCTTGTGGAATTTATAATTCCGCACCTTCTTGAAGTCGGCGTGCATCAGCGCGCCAACCTTCATTTTCTGAATGAAGTCGGCCGCCGCCTCGTCGTGGGGGACGAGGACATTGGCCGTTTTCATGAGCACGATTTCTGTCAAGGCGGTGCTCCCGCGCGGCGCCAGGCTGTCACGCTGCCGGCGCCAGGTCGGCCACGTCGATCACGATGCCGCGGCAATACGTCTCGCCGTCTTCCTCGATTTCGAACGTGGCGTGCGGCACGTCGGTGCGGTAGGTCCAGCTGATGCCGTCCTCTTTGTCCCACAGCGCCTCAACCTTGCGCGCCAGCGGCTCGCGCGCGAAGAAATCCCGGAGGTGAACATCGCTCTCGATGTTGTCGCGGTCCAGTAGGAGTCCGCGCGCATCGATCAGTGCCGTGCCTCCGTCGGGGCAGTACTGCTCGCCGTCGATAGCGCCGCGCAGCTCCATCAGGTCGTCGCTGGCGCCGAAGATGACGATCAGGCCGGCCGTCTTGGCCTGCATTTCTTCTTCCTTCAGCATTTCCTTGCCGTACTCGCGGCCCGTCAGCAGGCAGGCCAGCAGTTCCTTGCTCAACTTGACCGGCGGGGCCTCGGCCAGGCTGGCCGGTTTGACGGTCGGCTGCGGCGCTGTGTGGCTGAACGCCGCCTGATCGATCTTCGAATATGGGAACTGGTCGGCAAACTTCTTGATGCGCTGGATGAAGAAGGATCCTTGCGACTCGGCGCCCAGGAATTCGGCAAACAGGGCGGCGCTGAAATTCTGGTAGTGGTAAATGTCGCTCTGGCCGGTCGATTTCTTCGGGTGGAACTGGATGGCCAGCAGGTTCAGTTCTGGCGCATGGCCGATGGCTGCAAACTGACTGGACTCGACCTGGTGCATGACGATTTGGGGAATGGCGCTCACAATGTTCTCCTGGTGGTTGGAAATGGCTTAAATGGCGTGTTTGACTTGAACGGCGCTGATATGGCGGCAAATAGCGGCGCACATGCTCTTGAAGTCGCCTTCGTGGTACAGCTTGGCGGCCTTGTCCGTGGCCGCCGGCGCGAAGCCGATGGATTCCATGAACGAGGCAGTGACCGTGAAACCCAGGCGGTCGCTGATCTGGCCCAGGCGCAGCGTCGGCGGCGTGTGTGCGCGCTCAAAGTTTGTAGCTCCCTCTTGCTCGAACAGGTCTTGCGCTGCTGGCGAGAGGTTGGCGCCGTCCGGCGAAGCCTTGGCGGCGGCCAGCTCTTCGGCAGCGTCGGTCAGGCGGCCTTGGTCGGCCAGTGCGGCGGCCTGGTCCTGGGCAATACCTTGGCGCGCGGCGGCGAGGGCGTTTTCGTGGATGGTTTGCGCTGCCTCGGCGGCGCGGTCGGCTGCGGCCTGGGTGGCGCGGGCGGCGGCAACCTGGGCGGCCTGCTGCTCCATCTGCGCCTTGGTCGCAGCGGCGACACGCTCGCGCTCGGCTTGGTCCGCAGCGGCTTGACGTTCCGCGGCGGCTTTGGCTTCGGCAGCCTGGCGCTCGGCGTCGGCGCGGCGCTGGGCGGCCAGTTCGGCGGCAGCGGCTGCTTCGGCCTTTTCCTTTTCCTCGGCCGCGATCTTGGCGCGCAGCGCTTCCTGCTTGGCAGCTTCGGCCCGTTTGTGCTCAGCGATCCGGGTGTTGATCACGAGCTGGAAGTCATCCATTGGCTTGCCGATGATGCTGGCCATGTCCATGAACAGGAAGCCGTAGTTGGCGGCGTGCTCGCGGCACCAGGTCTGCTTGGCGCGGTAGTCGGCCGCTTGCGTGTTTGCCGCAATCTTGGCATTGGCCAGCGTTGTGCCGACCGCATCGTGCAGGCTGGCCAGCGTGCGCTTGGCCTTCATGGCGCCGGCAAAGTCAGGCGTGGCCAGCTGCAGGCGGATCGGGGCGATCTCAGCTTCGAGCCCGGCAATGTGAGCAGCGTAAGCACGGCGACCGTCGTTCAGGATCGTTTCCTTGATCTGCTCTTTACGGGTCTTGACCAGTTTTTCCAGTTCCAGGCGCTTGGCGCGGAACTGGGCTTTGATGTGGTCGACCGTACGCATTACCTCGTCGATGGTCGAGGTTTGCGCCAGCGCCGCCGCTTTGGCGTGCTCCAGCTTGGCCTCGGCCTCGCCGCAAAACTTGACGTTGTATTCGGCATCCGCGAAGTCTTGGTCGTCCTGCAGATCCGTCTTGATGGTCGACAGGAACTTCTCGGCCGCCTTCTGGTAGGCCATCAGGTTGCTGCTGACGACCTTGCCTTCGGTCTGCACGACCAGCGCGGGCAGGGCGGCGGCCGGCGCTGCCTCTGGCTTCACCGCATGGTCAACCTGCGCGTAGTTCGCCACATCGATGTCGAACTGTTCCCAGCCAGCGACGATGCGCTCGAACCAGGCCGCATCCGGATAGACCCACATCCAGACCATATTGTTTTCGGTGCCATCGGATGCCATGAACAGCCACTTCTCGGCGCCGGTCACCATCAGTTGCTGCTGGACCTGCGGCTGGTGCTCGTCCGGCAGCACTTCGGCACGCACCGATGCGGCCAGCTCGGCATTCCATTGCTTGTGCTCGAAGCCGATCGTTTCGGCCATGTTCAGGCCGTCGCAGGATGCGCTCTCCCGACCCAGCGACAAGGTGGCGGGGTAGAGGTCTTCGCCGATGATGCGTTCGGCGAGCGGGCGCGCCAGCGCTTCGACCTCGTGGCCGTAGTCCAGAATGTTTTCCTGCACCCAGTCGCTGAACTCCTTGGCCAGGCCGGTGGCCTTCATGCGCACCAGTTCGCTGCGGGTTACCTTCTTCGACAGGCCCAGCATCGCGGCCGCCTCGCTGGCGCCGTGGTGGTTGAATCGGAATACGTGCCAGTCGTCGCTGCCCTGCAGCAGGTTGTGAATTTCGCGGGTGAGTGTGTTTTCGCGTTGCATGATGTGTCCTTGGTGATTTTTATGTGGTGCTGCGATTAGTCGTTTTCGTGCGCCCAACTGTCGATAGTCATTTTTTGCGCCTCGGTGAAGGTCGCCCGGGTGCTGAGCATTGCGATCAGCTGCGTCGGCGTTTTCTTCTTGCTGAGGATGGTCTGGCGCCATTCCGGCGTTTTCTGCTGGAACAGCTCGTCGGTGCATTCCGGAAGGCTATCGATCACGTTCTGCGTCGCTACCGTTGCTTGGGGCGTGATATCGCGCATTTCGCGGTTCACTTCATCCAACTCGTCCGGCGTATAGACGCCCAGGATCACGTCAGGGGAATACAGGCGAGTCCAGCGTTTTACCGCCAGGTAGGCCAGTTGCTGCTTGGGGTCGGTTGCCCACAGTGGGGAGTTGCGGACGCTGGCTTGCACCAGCAGCAGTTCGAGCACGCGCGGCGCAGTCTCACCGCGTAACGTGGCCCAGATACGCACACCCAAACCATCCTCGTCCTGCAGCTGGTAGTCGGGCACACGGTACTGATATTCTTTCTTGTAATCCGCAGCGCCCTTCGTGCCCTTCGCCGGCACGGTGCAGACCTTGGATTTACCGATGATCTTTTCCCACGGGCCGTACCATTCGTAATTGAATCGGTCGGCCGTCACACCACTCGACTGGATCACGGCATTGACCAGCTGCGCCTCGTAGCCGAGCGCGCCGTTGACCAGGTGCGTTTTCTGCGCCACCGCGAAGGGATTCATGCGCCACTGGATGGCCTGCATGATGACGGCGGCGCAGTCGGCCGGGCTGCCGCGCAGGTGCTCCGGGATGGTGGCGCGGCCCTTGGCCATGATGTCGGCCAGGCGCATCATGCTGTCCATGCTCGCGCTGTCCAGAATCAGGGAGGCGCTGCTGGTGGCCACGACGGGCATGTCGCCCTGTTCGTAATGCGTCGCCTGCATGGCGGTGCGGCTTTCTTGCGTAACTGCGTTCATGACGTTTTCCTTGTGAGTTTTATAATTTCTGCCTTCAACAGCGCCAGGCGGACGGCGTGACCAATGGCGTGGCCGGCGCGCCAGTTGCGAAAGGCCTGGCCTACTGCACGCATTGCGCCTCCCGGTGTGCGCGGCCGGCGCGCTGCAACTGCGCTGCCGATGCGTCCAGGTCGATCAGCGCTTCGATCTGCGCGGTGATCAATTCCTTGCGCACTTCGTCCAGGCCAGCCAGCTCGCGGCGCACGCCGGCCAAGCGCATCTTGTTCATGTTGTGCTGGTGCCGCGCTTGGTAGAAGCGGTGGGCGGCCAGCAGACGGCGGAAGAGGGCGGTCATGGCGACACCAGCACGGTGATGCTCATGGGCTCGTCTTCCGGCAGCGCGGCGAGGGTTGCGTCAGGGCTGCCGGTGCCGGCGTAGGTGTGCTGGCTGCCGGCGGCGGTGCAGGTGGTGATGACGTAGCTCACGATGCACTCCCTTCACGGCCAGCCAGCAGCACGCGGATACCGTTGCGATTGGCCGTGGCCATCACGCCGTAACAGGCACCGCACGGAATCTGCTCGGTCGCGTCCAGGCAGCCGCTGTTCAGCGCCGATTCGACGCCAGCATCCTGGTGGGCAAAGGCAAGGGCGGCAGACACGGCCAGGCGGGACTGGCGGCCGGCGGTGACGTTGCGGGCGGCGATCATGCTGCACGCTCGGCAAGCATGGCGTCGGCATATTCACCGCGCATTTCGGACAGCGCAGTAAAAATCATCACGCGGGATTCCAGTTCGAACATTCCGATAGACTCCTCGCAGAATCCGCAGCGCAGCATTGCATCACCAATGATGACCGGCGCCCTGGCCGCGAAGTAGTCGCGCAAAGTAGTCGCATCGCCCGCTGTCGCAGCAGATTCGATGAACTGCACCAAGCTGAGATAGATCGAGTGCACTTGACCGTCGGAGGCTTCAACGATGGCAACCGGATTAGATTGACCTTCGCCGTCAGCCTCCTGGCCGAATTGGTGAAAATTCGCCGTAAAGTCCGGTACCTTTACACTCTGGCGGCAACCATCGATAACTTGCTGCTCCCACTTGAAAACTTGAACTTGGCGCATGTCTTGCTCCTCTGGTTATGATCTGGCGCCCCGGCAGGGAATCGAACCCTGCTGTTGCCGGCCGCACTGTCCGACAACAAGGCCACTCCGGAGCTTTCAATCCTGCGTACGCCAGGAAGCGCGGCCGGTGCGGGTCGTAACTCCGGCGCTTGGTACATCGCGTGCCCGCTGACGCAATTCGTGGTGTTGACGACCCGGTCAATCCGTCGGGCGTGTGATTCCTGCGGCTGGTGGGCCGCCAACAAAGCAAGGGGCTGGTCACAAACCCAGCTGCTTCAAGGCCGGTCTTCGCTTTTGCTGCGCGACGATCGAGGCGAAGTTCACGCCCATCCCTTGCTTTGTTGGCGCCGGTCTTCCCCGGCTTCCAGATCCTGTCGAAGATCAATCGGGCCACTCTGTGCCATCGGGCAGTTTTTCTGGCTGCCAGCCCCGTCCCGCCTTGAGCTACGGCGCGGGCGACCGATTCAATCCTTGTTGCAGTCGTGCTCTTCGTTGCTGAACTGGTGCGCGTTGGTGAATTCGCCGCCTTCATGCCCATCACGTCGATCTTGATATGCCTGGTACTGCCCGGTGCGCGCCTCTTGCCTGATGGCCTTGCAGGACTTCGAGCAGTACAGGCCCCAGCCTCGCTTTACGTCAGCTGCGCGCGCCCAAAACGTTGAGCGGCAGCACCGGCACTTGCGCTCGACCATCTTCGGCTGCGGGATTCGCCTGATTGCCGGCGCCGCGCTGACTGCTGGCTGGGCACGCACATACTCGATTCCATTCACCACAATCCGATCCATCACACACCTCGCTTTATTTTTGTTGACCAGGTTCGTGCGGCTGTCGACCGTTAAATCTGCAATCTCTCCAGCGCCACGGCCTGCGCGCGACTCTTGGCCTGGCAACTGGCCGGATCGTCGCGCGCCAACTGCGCAGCGCCGTCGATTTCTCTGGTGGCGACCGCAAGCGCATCGGCGTAGATCCTGTCGGCGACAAATTCCCGGAACGCGTTGCCAGCAGTGGTCGCATCGCATGCCAAGGCGGTGCGCGCCAGCATATTCATGGCACCAGGTGCTGCCAGCGCGTCGAGCAGCATGTTGGCGATCCCGCTGGAGCCGGCACCGCCGGTCAGCACGATGGTGCGAGCGGCTGCATTTTTCTCAGCTGCCAGGTTGGTGATCATTTCCTCGCGCAGTTCGGCGGCGTCGTGGTCGCGGGCGCTCATGGCGATCAGCCGCGCGCTGGGATGACGATTGCCGGGATCACTTCGCCGTTGGCGATGAGGACCGCTGCGAATGCTGCGAGCTCTGCTGGGGACATGTCGTACTCCTGTGTTTGCTTTCGATGAATGCATTAAACCACAGGTTGAATTATGCAGTCAACCTTAAGTTGAATTATTGTGAGATAATTTTTCGGTCGCCTCAAAAGCGATCGGAAGCTTGGACAGAATCTCGCCGGGTTGCGCATGTCCAGATAGATGGAGCCGGCGAACGCTACGCAGTACCCAGGGTATTAACGCGAAACGGGCGTAGTGGAAGTGCCGCAAGAAGGACGACAGGCGGCGACGATGGGTGATAGTGGGGAGAGTCGAGTCGGGGGCCGCAAGCGGTCAAAGTCTCCCCTATGCGCAGTGTCCGAAGTCGAAGAGGGGCATTCAGCGTTCTCACGGGGCTAAGCTTTGTTGCTTGGCTACTGGGAGAGTGCTGCTCAGGAACCGAGCCTCCAAGGGCATAGGCTTCAAAGCAGTAGCTTTAGAACTTGGAAAAGCAAGATCAAAAGCTTACTTCAAGAGTAAGATACTGATTTTTGAGTACCTTTTATTAGGGAAAGCATAGTGGAAAATAAATCGGCCCCGCTGGGGCAAAAAAAATCCCCGGCTGGCGGGGCTGATAATGCGGGGAGTTCGAATAATGAATGACATCAGCTTGGTGATCTGTGATTTTGACTATTCGGGCATGAAGAAGATCGGCAAAATCGAAATCCAGCCAAGTCAGGAATTCGGCGGCGTTGGTGTGTGCGTGCATGGCTTCGAATACAACGAGCCGCAATCGTGCAGCACCCACCTCGCGAAGTCACTAGCCTGGGCGCGAGATGTGTTGGATGCGCAAATTCGGGCTATGCGCGTCGTTCCGGGCGGTATCATTACTAGTTCCACAGGGATGAATCAAGTTGAGCTAGTTACCATAGTCAACAAGAGCAGGAAGACGATCGAGGATTCGATTTAGTCTGGCCGTATGATTTTTTGAAGACATCAACTGTCGGAGCTTTTCAAACTCAGCGAGGTTTTGCTTTGAGCAGAATGCCCTTGCGTCATTTAAAAAAGTCCTGGCGCCGACCATGGCTTGCGAGAGAGTATTTAACTGCAGCGTTTTGACTGCCAGCTCTTTTGACGTCATAGTCGCAAGATCGGCGCTATCGAGGGCGTAAAGTGGATCAATAATATCGTATCTGATGGCACGCACGATAGTGACGTGTCTGTACACCGCCTCGCCTCCACGGATCGTCGCGATCGTGTGTAGGTTGCCTTTTGATCCAGGCAAGGGCGATTCGGTTTTGTCTTCGACTCGAATGGCACCACCGTCGCGCAGGCAGCCTGTAAGTGCTCGCTCAAGCGATGGATCCTTGACGACTTCTGCCATTATTTTCGCTACGCATTCTGCGGCCACAGCGATTTCTAGCTGAAGGGAGTTTGCAATTGCAATCATTTCGGCTCTGTCTTTAATGACTGCATCGAGCATATTTCTACGACGCTCCGTATCTTCTGCTGCCAAATATCGCGCCTCTACATCCTTAAATGCGACACCAAATTCCCGGTGGCCGCAAGTATTTCCGCAATTTGTCTCTCGGCCGTCCTTGGTGCTTATAATATAGCCTCGCATGTGCATCGTGGCGCAGCCATTCAATTCACACGTTATTTGATTATTATGTGGACGCTCATATTTTCCAATGATTTGATCGAAATCTTCTTTTTCGCAACGCAGGTCCAAAACATATCCCGGCCTTCTGCAAAACTGCTCAACGGTCTTGAAAAATATCGGGGTGTTTATTGTTTCGCGTCCACTATCAGGCATTTCCACTCCAAAGATTGCGTATGAGGTTTGTATTTCAATAGCACTGTCAACCGATCATCTATTGGCCAACTAATTTCCCGCAGCATCCGCACCACCGCGACTCACTCAGCCCAGCCCGGCCGCAACTCCCGCAAACCGAATCAGGCCACATCAAGTAGCCGTCCCGCGACCAGGCGCTGGGGTTGGCTTGGTGATGGTCGTTGGCTACCGTGATGGCGGCGATGAGGGTGAGGCGCGCGGTATCGTCAAGTGGTCGCATATTTTCACTAAGTCATGTATTCTACGAGCCGCACACCCACCGTCAGCGAAGTGACGCTGCAGCCTGTTGGTGAAGTTCTTATGCTACTAATTTTGAATTGAAGATACGATGCCGTTTTCAAAATAAATGTAGTTGCCGCCACCATAAACCCACTGCTCATGTGTGCCGTATGATCCAGTGCTGCGATTGATGCTCTCCGGCCCACCCCAGTTGGATGCACGAACCTGCTTAGCAGTCATTCCAATACGCACTCCGCCACGAGCTTTCCATGCTGCGGCTGCACTTGCTGCCTTAGCCTTGGCCTTTTTTTCCGCAATGCGCAACTCCTCTGGAGATGCCGGAAGTATGTACTCAATGAAATCGAATTTGGTATCCCCTGGTCGATACAAGTCTTTAAAAATGCCGTATTCTCTCCGGTTGCTCCGAAATAAGATATTTTCCTCCAAATACGCCATTTTTCCATCTGGGAAAGTAATTTTTACGTAATCTTGATATCCCTTATGCACAAACGCGCTAATCGTAAAACTAGTCGCTTCCGTCACTACAAATTTTTCACTGCCAAACGTGCCATCATCCTCGGCAGAGATAAATTCTTTTCTTCTTGTCGCTGCGGGGTTGGGGGTAATCCAGAATCTCCGTCCCATTAATTTTTCGAGGTCGGCCTCCAGTGCTAATTGCCTCGTTTTTTCTAAAGATCCTCTATCTTGACTCACTGATGAATATTGTGCATGCGCATAGGAGCAAAAAAAATAACTCGACGTTAGGCATAGCAATAATAATTTTCGATACATACGGAGGTCCGGTTTATTTATTCGCTACGCCAAATCGATTATAGGAATGTACTTAGCCTAGTGTTCGGCGCGTAAGGGCGTGCCGTTTCGCTTTCAACGCCTTTTTATCTTCCGACGCGATTCCGCCATGACGCCAATTATCGTAAGTGGCGTCTCATCACTGCGCACAGTTGGGTAGTCTTCATTGATCGGGACCAGTTCAAATATGTCGTTGCCATCGGCATTGATGCCGCGCAGTCGATATTTCTTGAATGTCGCCTCCTGCTTGCCGTTTCTTGCAGCAACGCAATCGCCGGGGCGGGGCTGCCATTCAGGTTCGATGATCACAATGTCGCCTGGCTGGTAATCCGGCACCATCGAGTCACCATCGATCTCAAGGCCAAAGGCCCATTGGGAATAGGTGTCATCTACATAAATCGTCGCGTAACCATCTCCAGCAGCATATGGGACGGTGATTTCCTTCATGGCCCCGGCCTGTATGGCCGAGATCACCGGGATCGCCCGCGTGCCGAGTGGGATTGGCCTAGCATTCTGGTCGAATCCACTTTCATTTACCGCGGTTGAGCGCGGTTGCTCGGCGGCCCTCGCCGTCGAAATTGAATCATCGCCCTCACCAAGCAGTAGCTCATCAACACTGCAAGATAAGGCTTGGGCGACCAGTATTGCATTTTCACGCGAAATCTTCCCCGTTTTGATCCATTTCGAGACCGCATTGTGGGAAACGTCCGCTCGCTCGGCAAGCCACCCCTGCGTTTTTCCCAGCGCGGAGAGCCTTGATTTGATTGTTTGTCCTGGTGCGTTCATTTTTCAATCATCGGTTGAATATGGTTGAAGATCAACCAACCTGGGGTTGAATTAAATTTCAACCTGTGGTTTAATTACGCATGGACGCCAAAAACCCCACCCCAATTGAGCGCGCAGTGCAGATAGCTGGCGGCGCAATCCCTTTAGCCGACGCCTGCGGCGTTAGCTTTCAGGCCGTCTACAAGTGGATTAAGAAGGGCCATCCACCTACGGAGCGATGCGCCAGCGTTGAGGCTGCCGTTGGTGGTGCTGTCACGCGCTTTGAGTTGCTTCCCCCGACATTCGGAGAGCAAAAGCGCCGCCAAGCCCACCGCACCACCGATCCCGTCCCAGCACCAGGCCACGCCGGCCGCCAGCCGCCCACGACGAACGGCATTCTCGACACCGTGCCAGACCGCGCTGCTGTTGGCATCGACGCGAGAGCAATTCCATGATCCGCCTGATCCTCATTTCCCCGCCGCGCCCGGCGGAAGACCTCGTGCGCATCCCGCTACTCGAACTGCACGAGCTGCCGCCCGGCGTGCCGTTCGATGAGTGCCTGAAAGCGCTTGAAGAAGACCGGCCGCCGTAACACGCGCCGAGCCTCGCCCTGCAATTTCGCTGTACCCAAACCCTGTAACACCGACCACCAGGAGAAAACCATGAAGTTGAAACAAAAACGCACCGCGCTCGTCAAGGGCTATGTCACCGATGAACACAAAGATGCACTGCAAGCCGCCTGCGTGGCCAAGGGTAAATCCGTCAGTGACGTGCTGAACGAATGCACGATCGTGATCATCCGCGACCACCACGACACCCGGCCGAAACGGAATGATACGCCGCCGTTTTCTGGCGGCGCTAGACCCAAATCACGGGAAAACCGGGCCCACTTTGGCCCGGCACCGCGCCCGAGCTACGGCGTTGTTCCCCGCATGCGGATCCGGGTTTAACGGCATGGAGGCGGCTATTGAATAAACAACCCGAGGTCACGGCCGAGGAAAAAGAACTCGTCTTCCAGCGTTCGATGATTTACCGCCAGGCAGAGAAAGACCTGCAGGTGGCCAGAGACGGGGAGGGCGAGAGCGCGGCGAAGGCCGCACACAAGGAAGCGCGCCAGAAATGGCGCGATGCCACAGACAGGGTGGCGCGGAAGTACGAAGTGCCGCGCCGCGAACCGCCGTAAATGGCTGCACCCGACAGCTACAGCATCACACGGCCGCCTGGCGGCCGATTTATCCACCATCAATCAGGAGCATGACATGTCGCAAACCCCTATCCATTCCCCGAGCCAAGCGCTCGACAACGCCGCCGGCAACTGCCAGCTGCTCGACGCCGTGATGGCGAAGCTGGGCCTGAAGAACGATGCGGCGTTATCGCGCGCGCTTGAAGTGGCGCCGCCGGTCATCGGCAAGATCCGCCGCGGCCGCCTGCCCGTCGGCGCCACGTTGCTGATCCGCATGCACGAAGTGACCGATATTGCGATCCGCGAATTGAAGGCCATTGCCACGCCGGCCGCGCCAGAGGTGGCGGTTTGACCTGGAAGACATTGCAGCCGGAAGGTGGCGCGCCGGCGCAGGCCGGGCAGGCCGGGCAGGGCGCGCAGCAGGGCCAGGTCGATCCGAATCCAGATTACGTGCGGCCGCACGACCCGGACCCCTGCCATGTCCGCGCACGGGAGCACTACGGCGCAATGCTCGCCGAATTGCTGGGCCAGAAATGAAAAAAGCCAGCTGGCAGGCTGGCTTCCTTAAGACAACAAATTCGCGAAAGAATTTATGGCATCAATTGTACAACATAAAGGCATCACCATCGCCGAAACGCTGATCGCGGTCGACAGCGTGGGGCGTTTTTGCCTCAACGATCTGCACAAAGCCGCCGGCGCCGAGAGCCGGCACCAGCCTGCGTTCTTCTTCCGTCGTCCAGAAACCCAGGACCTGGAGGCGGAATTAAACTCTGCGCCGGAGCAGAGTTTCACGACCGTGACCACGCCGGGCCGCAATGGCGGCACCTACGTGTGCAAGGAACTGGTCTACGCTTATGCCATGTGGATCAGCGCGAAGTTCCACCTGCAAGTGATCCGGACCTTCGATGCCTTGGTCACTGCCCAGGCGCCAGCTGCCGCGCCAGCGCGAAGCGTAATCTCACCCGCCAAGGAGTTCCGCGCCATCTTCGGCATCGCACGCCTGATCGGCCTGGACAAGAATGCCGCAGCAATCAGTGCGAACCAGGGCACGGCGGCGCTGACCGGCGTCAACATGCTGCAGCTGATGGAGCGCACGCACCTTGCCACGCCCGAGCAGGATATCTGCTTCACGCCCACGGAAATGGGCCGCCGCTTTGTCAAAAGCGCCAAGGACTTCAACCAGCTGCTGGCCCAGGCCGGCCTGCAAGAGCAGATTGCCGGCCACTGGGTACCGACGGCGAAAGGGCGCGCGCATGCTGTGGTGTTCGACACGGGCAAGGCGCACGGCAGCGGCGCACCGATCCAGCAGGTGAAATGGCGCGACTCGGTGCTGGGCGAGGTGGCCTTGTGAATAGCCGACCAACTCATTCGGCGCGCCAGCGCGCACTGATTACCCTCACTGCGGGGCATCCATGACCGCCCCAGCCATGCGCACTCGCTGCACCACCATGACCGAGCAGCGCACTGCCAACCTCAAAAGCTTGGTCGCAGAACTCGCTGCCCGCGAAATGCAGGCCGACGATATCTGCGCCCATCTGAAAATGTCGCCATCCGGCGCACGCAAATACATTGCCGACCTGCGCGCCGCTGGCGTGGCGGTGCTGGCGCGCTACGCTGACGGCACAGCGACCTACTTGGGCAAGGCCCGCTACCGCCTGGTGAGCGACCCGCTGCTCGTGAGCGAGTTCCTGGGTCAGATCGAGCAAGACAAGCACCAGCCGCGCATCCCGGCGTCGCCGGTGCGCGCGTTGCCTGTACTGCCAGGCCGCAGCTTCCATATCATGGCTGACGATACCCATTTCGCAGTCCGCATCAACCGCCAATCGGTGATGCGCGATCCGCTGGTGGCGGCGCTGTTCGGGCCGGCTGACGAGGTGCGCCCATGAAGCGCGACCTCTTCACCTTGTCGCTCGATCTTGGTAGCGAATTGATAATAGATAATTTTGCCGGTGGTGGCGGAACCAGCACCGGTCTGGAGCAGGCGTTCGGCCGCCCGGTCGATATCGCCATCAACCACGACCCCGAGGCGTTGGCCATGCACGCGGCGAACCACCCGCATACCACGCATCTGTGCGAAAGCGTGTGGGACGTCGACCCGATCAAGGTCACAAACAACCGGCCGGTGGGCCTGGTCTGGCTGTCGCCCGACTGCAAGCATTTCAGCAAGGCCAAGGGCGGCAAGCCGGTCGAGAAGAAGATTCGCGGTCTGGCCTGGGTGACGTTGCGCTGGGCGGCGAAGTGCAAGCCGCGCGTGATCATGCTGGAGAACGTCGAGGAATTCAAAACGTGGGGTCCGCTGCTGATCGCCGCCGACGGCAGCGCGAAGCCTGACCCGGCGAAGAAGGGCAAGACCTTCGACAGCTTCATTCGCCAGCTGCGCGCGCACGGCTACACCGTCGACTACCGCGAAATGCGCGGCTGCGACCATGACACGCCAACCATCCGCAAGCGTTTCTTCCTGGTGGCGCGCCGCGACGGCATTACCATCAAGTGGCCGGAGCCAACTCATGGCGCGCCGGACAGCATCGGGGTGCGCGCCGGCAAGCTGAGGCCGTACAGAACGGCGGCCGAGTGCATCGATTTCAGCCTGCCATGCCCGTCGATCTTCGAGCGCGACCGGCCGCTGGCGCCGGCCACGCTGCGCCGCATCGCCAAGGGCATCATGCGCTACGTGGTCGACGCGGCGGATCCGTTCATCGTTGGCCAGGGCGGCCCGGTGTACGGCGGCAAGCCTGTGTCGGCAAACCAGCCATTCGGCACACTGACCACTGAAAACCATCGCGCTGTCGTGCTGCCTACCATCGTCCCGGTCACGCACCAGGGCGGCGATCGCACGGAATCGATCGACGAGCCATTCCGCACCATCACCGGCGCGCACCGCGGCGAGAAGGCGCTGGGAGTGGCGACGCTGGTGCAGGTGGGATACGGGGAGCGTGAGGGCCAGGCGCCGCGCGCTCTGGATATCGAGAAGCCGCTGGGCACGGTTGTGGGCGGGGCCGCGAAGCATGCGCTGGTCGAGGCCGAGCTTGTGCCATTCGTGATGACCAACACCACCGGACATCCCGGCGCTGGCGCCGACATGCCGGTGCCGACCATTACCGCTGCCGGCAACCAGGCTCTGGTATCAGCACTGCTGACTGGTGTTGGCGGCCGTGCTGGCCGGAGCCGCCCGCGCGGCGTGGGCGAGCCGACGGCAACAGCAACATCGAAGGCTGACGCGGCGTTGGTCACGGCCGTGCTGGTCGACGCCGCCCACGGCGAAGTATCGCCAAGCGGCGTGAAGCGGTGGGGTACCGGCGCGCACGACGTCGAGGCGCCGCTGGGTACAGTGACGGCCAGCGGCAACAAGGCCGTGGCAACCGCATTCCTGGCCAAGCATTACACGGGCGTCGTCGGATCCGACTTGACCGATCCTATCGGCACAGTCACCGCATGCGACCACCACAGCCTGGTGACGGCTTTCTTGACCGAGCACGCCAACGCGAGCAATCAGCGCGTGATGCCGGCCGACGCGCCTCTGCGCACGATCTGCGCCCAGGTCAAGGGCGGGCATTTCTCGATGGTGTCGGCGCACATCACCAAATTCCGCACCGGCGCCACCGGCAGCGACATGAACACACCGCTGCCGACCATCACAGCCGGGCCGAAAGAAAACCCGGCTGGCGCACCGCATGCGCTTGGCATCGTCACGGCACACATCCAGCGCGACATGGGCGCCAGCGTCGGCCACGCCGTTGATGCGCCGCTTGGCACGGTCACGGCCGGCGGTGGCGGCAAGTCGGCGCTGGTCACCAGCAACATGATCAAGCTGCGCGGCACCAGCACGGCGGCCGGTACCGACGAGCCGCTGGGCACGGTCAGCGCCGGCGGACAGCACCACGCCGAGGTGCGCTCGTTCCTGCTGGCCTACTACGGCGCCAGCGAGACGCACAGCCTTACCGATCCCCTCAATACGGTCACGAGCCGAGACAGGTTCGGTCTGGTGACGATTCAAGGCCAGGACTATCAGATCGTGGATATCGGCCTGCGCATGCTGCAGCCGCGCGAGTTGTTCCGGGCCCAGGGCTTCCCCGACGATTACATCATCGGCGACGACCCCGCCCAGGGCCTGAAACTGACGAAGTCGGCCCAAGTACGCATGTGCGGCAATTCGGTCTGCCCACCCATGGCCAAGGCGTTGATCCTCGCCAACTTCGCTCATGAGCGTGAGATTGCTGGGAGGGCAGCATGACCTTACTTCACTTTAAGCATGTCGACCATTTCGCGCAATTTTGCTTCGATAGCATTGTGCGCCTCATTGAACTCGTAAAAGTGCAACTCGCCACTAAGCGGATGATTTTGGCGTTTCTTATCGGACCAAGTGCCGCTGAAATGATGGGGGCGTGCGAATTCAGCAAAGCCATGTGCGGCAAATCTGATCGGGTCACCTGGCTTCCAGTTCTCTGGGTTGTCTTCGCGACATGCTGTGTATATGTCCCAGCCATCGTGTCCGCATTCTTGAGAAATTCGCATATCACCAGTCCTTATCAAAAAGGAATCTTAGCATGATGTACGACCTAGCAAGAAATGATCGCGCCCACATCGCAAACCAGGCCGCGCCCGCCTTCTCGCTGATCCGCAAGTTCTGCGCCTGCGGCAAGGCCAGCACCGCCAAGCAACTATCCCAGCACGGCAAATGCGCCGCCTGCGCGCTGGCGGCCGTCCGCGACGCCATCATGCCTGGCGACCTCGCCAAGCTGCAGCACATGCTGGGCGCCGTGAAGCAATACCCGAAATCCAAGTGGGGCTGGCGTAACTACTATGCCGCCGGCGGTGGGCAGGCGCACGAGGCCATGCAGCGCCTGGTGGCCGCTGGCCTCGCCACGGCTGGCCGCGCCGCCAACGAAATGACCTACTTCCATGCTACTCGCCTGGGCTGCAAGGCTGCAGGCCTTGATGGCGCTGGCATCAAGCGCGCGATGGAGGATCAATCGTGAGGGCACTCAAGGCCTACGCCCTCCACGATGGCGGCGACCACAGCGCGAGCCGCTTTGCGCGCTACAACGTCATGGCGCGCGGGATTGCCGCAGCGAGATTGGCGGTGGTGCGATGAGTTACTGCTTGAAATACGCCGCTACCGCGACCACGAGCGCAAAGAACGAAACTGCGGCGGCGAAAATGGCAGCACGAGCTGCGGTGCCAGAGGTCTTGGCAGACTCGACAGATGCCTGCGATGACGTTTCGGACGCACGAGTGCTTCGCTCCGCAAGAGCGAACTGCCGGGCATCGGTAGCAGCTTTCTCTGCGCGATCCGTTTCTTCGATCCATTCATGCACAGCAGTCTTGGATACACCCTCAACCATAGTTGGGAGAATTGCCCGCGCCCAGGCTATTCCCCTTCGCTCGCAATCAGCGCGACAGGAATCTCGCTCATTTTGCATGGCTCCTCCTAAGCAAAATGGAATCGTAACACGACCGGATGACAGGGAGGCTCGTCGATGAAGCGCTCACCCATGAAGCCAGGCGCCGGCCTCAAGCGCACTGCCTTCGCCCGTGGCGAGTGCATCGAGGTGCGCGAAGTGTCAAAGCTCAAGCGCGCCTCGCCCATGGCCAGCACCGGCATGCTCTCCCTGCAGTCGCACCAGCGCACGGCGCCGAAGCGCAAGGCCGGCTTGAAATCGAAAGAGCGCGCCGTAACGGCCGCCGAGAAATTGCTGTGGTCCCGCCTTGCCGCGCTGGGCTGCGTCGCCTGCAAGAAAGACGGCAATTTCAATACGCACGTCAGCATCCATCACGTCGACGGCCGCACGAAGCCTGGCTGCCACCAGCTCGTGCTGCCGCTTTGCGCCGGTCACCACCAGGACGGCACCGGCGAAGATAAAACCCTGATTGCGGTTCATCCATGGAAGGCCCGCTTCGAAACGCGCTACGGCACGCAGGCCGAGCTGATGGATGAGTGCGCGCAACTCTTATTTGAACAGCGGGACGCTGCAGCAGCGCCTGTCACCACACCACCTACATTGGAACACCCATGAGCGCCTTTAGCCCGCAAGAGCAAAAACACCTGAAAGAAGCCGCGTACAGCGAATTCCTGCGCGCCAAGATCAAGCTGGCGCAGCGCAAAGGCTTCGACGTGCCACTGGCCGATATCCACCCCGGCCTCAAGCCGCACACCCGCGACATCGTCCGCTGGGCCTTGGCTGGCGGCCAGCGGGCCATCTTCGCCTCGTTCGGCCTGCACAAGACATCGACCAACTTGGAGGTGATGCGCCAGATCGGCATTCACCGGCCAGGCCTGCGCCTGATCGTGCTGCCGCTCGGCGTGCGCCAGGAGTTCATCCGCGAGGCCGCGAAGCGCTTCACCGGCGAATATGAGGTGCAGGTGCGGTTTATCCGCACGGACGCGGAGATCGACGGCCAGGACGTCGTCTACCTGACAAACTACGAATCGGTGCGCGAGGGCAAGATCGATGTGCGCAAGTTCCGCGCCGTCGGCCTGGACGAGGCCAGCGTGCTGCGCAGCTACGGCAGCAAGACCTATCAGGAGTTCCTGCCGCTGTTCGAGCAGGTCGAGTTCAAATTCGTCTACACGGCCACGCCGTCGCCGAACCGCTTCAAGGAACTGATCCACTACGCGGGCTTCCTGGGCGTGATGGACACGGGCCAGGCCCTGACGCGCTTTTTCCAGCGCGACAGCGAGAAGGCCGGCAACCTGACGCTGTACCCGCACAAGGAACAGGAATTCTGGCTGTGGGTTGCCAGCTGGGCCGTCTTCATCCAGCGCCCGAGCGACTTGGGCCATTCGGACGAAGGCTACGACCTGCCGGCGCTGGACGTGCGCTTCCACGAGGTGCCGAGCAATTACGACACTGCCGGCGCCGAGAAGAACGGCCAGGGCCTCCTGATCCCGAACGTGGCCATGGGCCTGTCGGCCGCCGCCGGCGAGAAGCGCGACAGCATGGCCGCGCGCGTCGCCAAGGTGGTCGAGATCATGGCCGAGGATCCTGATGATCACTTCCTGATCTGGCACGACCTGGAGGACGAGCGCCACGCCATCCAGGCGGCCGTGCCCGGCGTGGTCAGCGTGTGGGGCACGCAGGACCTGGAGCAGCGCGAGCAGCGCATCGCTGACTTCAGCGACGGCAAGATCAAGGATCTGTCGACAAAACCGATCATCGCCGGCAGCGGCTGCAACTTCCAGGTGTATTGCCATCGTGAGATTTTCGCGGGTATCGGCTTCAAGTTCAACGATTTTATCCAGGCCGTCCACCGCGTCCAGCGCTTCCAGCAGCAGCACGCCGTGCGCATCGACATCATCCACACGGAGGTAGAGCGCAAGGTGCTGGCCGACCTGATGGAGAAATGGCGCCGCCACGACGAAATGCAGGAAACGATGGGCAAGATCATCCGCAACTACGGCCTGGACCAGTTGTCGATGCAAGATTCGCTGGCGCGCACCATCGGCGTCGAGCGCGCGGTGGTGGCCGGCGAACGTTTCTCGGTGGCCAATAACGACTGCGTGCTGGAAGCCATGCAGCAGCCGGACAATTCGGTGGGCATGATCATCACCAGCGTTCCATTCGCCAACCATTACGAATACACGCCCAGCTACAACGATTTCGGCCACACCCAGGACAATGACCACTTCTGGGCGCAGATGGACTTCCTGACGCCCGAGCTGCTGCGCATCCTGCAGCCGGGCCGCATTTACGCATGCCACGTCAAGGACCGCATCAACTTCGGCAACGTGACCGGCGCCGGCATCCCGACGGTCAGCCCGTTCCACGCCGAGGCGATCTTCCACGGCATCAAGCACGGCTTCGACTACATGGGCATGATCACGGTGGTGACCGACGTCGTGCGCGAGAACAACCAGACCTACCGCCTGGGCTATTCCGAGGTGTGCAAGGACGGCACGAAGATGGGCGTCGGCTCGCCGGAGTACATCCTGCTGTTCCACAAACCGCAGACGGACCGCTCGCGCGGCTATGCCGACACGCCGGTCACGAAGGCGAAGCCGATGTGCTTGGACGATGCCGGCGACCGGATCCCGTTTGATCGCAAGGCCGCGCCGATTCCCGGCACCGGCTACAGCGTCGCGCGCTGGCAGGTCGACGCACATGCGTTCTGGCGCTCCAGTGGCGATCGCCTGCTGGGCGCGGCCGAGCTGGCCAGCTTTGGCCCGGGCAAGCTGGCCAAGATGTTCACCAGCATGTCTCTGGACAACGTCTACAACTACGAATACCACGTCGAGGTGGGCGAGGCGCTGCTGGCCGGGAAGGCCTTGCCGGCGGATTATCTCAGCCTGGCGCCGGGCAGCGCCGATCCGGGCGTGTGGCACGACATCGTGCGCATGCGCACCTTGAACGGCGAGCAGTCGGCGCGCGCGGTCGAAAAGCATGTTTGCCCGTTTCAGATCGATATTGTGGACCGCCTCATCGGCCGTTACAGCAACCCGGGCGAGGTGATCTACGACCCATTCTGCGGCCTGGGTACCGTGCCCGTGCGCGCGATGAAGCTGGGCCGCCGCGGCGCCGGCAGCGAACTGAACCCGGCATATTTCACCGACCAAGTGCACTACTGCCAGGCGATGGAGCGCGAGGTGAGCATGCCTACACTGTTTGACTTCGAGGCGCTGGATGCGGAGCGTGAATCGTGAGAGCCGCCATGAATCGTGATGACTACCTGATGCGCGCATATGAGTTCGCGCCGCGCGGCCAGGCGCTTTCGCAAACGAAACTGACGGATGACCAGGTGCGCGAGATTCGCTCGGCGCAGGAAAAGCGCCAGGACCTGCGCGCCCACATCCGCGACAACTTGAGCAATGGGGCGCTGGCCGCGCGCATGGGCGTGCACGTACGCACCGTAGAAAAGGTGCTTGCAGGCGAGACGTGGGCGCATCTGATCGCTACACAGCCGCGCCTGGACGGTGAGCCACCGGTGGTTGCACTGTTCGGCGCAGCGCGTGCGCAGGAGGGCGGCCATGCGTGACTATGCAAAGGTCAGCCCTAAATTCTGGATCGGCAAGACGGGCAAGGCGCTGCGCAAGCAGGGCATGGAATCGTTGGTCGTCGGCATGTACCTGATGTCGGCACCTACTTCAAACATGCTCGGCCTGTATTACCTGTCGATCGTCACTGTCGCGCACGAAACAGGCCTGGGCATGGAAGGGGCTTCGAAGGGCCTTCAAGGAGCCATTGAAGCCGGGTTTTGCGCCTACGATCACGAAGCGGAGGTAGTTTGGGTCTACGAAATGGCCGCGTACCAGATCGCCGACCAACTGAAGCCGGACGACAAGCGCTGCATCGGCATTCAAAACGATTACAACGATCTGCCGGAGAGCGAGCATCTGCGCGGCTTCTACGAGAAATATGCCCCCTTTTTTCACATGAAAAACATGCGGGATTTCGGTAGCCCCTCCGAAGCCCCTTGCAAGCCCCTTCGAAGCCAAGAACAGGAACAGGAACAAGAACAGGAACAAGAGCAGAAGAAAAACCCCCTTGTCGAGCAAACCCAGCTCGACCCCGTGAAAACGATCTTCGCGTTTTGGCAAAAAGTCATGGACTCGCCAAAGTCGGCCTTGGACGGCAAACGAAAGCGCCTGATCGCCAAGGCGCTCAAAAATTATTCTCCGGCCGACATCTGCAGGGCCATCCGTGGCTGCGCGAAGACGCCGCACAACATGGGCCAGAACGACCGCAACACGAAGTTCAATGGCTTGGACCTGATCCTGCGCGATGCTGATCACATCGATCGCTTCATCCGCAACGACGCCGGCCAGGCCCGCGCCAGCGCCGGCAGCGAGACGATCGAGCAGACGAACGAGCGGGTCATGCGTGAGTTGCTGGGCACCGCCACGCCGGCCGGCGACATCATCGACATGGTGCCCGCATGAACGCCGCCGACACCCCGCGCTTCATGCAACTGCTGGCCGAAACGCTAGCCGCCTACGGCAAGTCGCTTCCCGAGCCCGCCATGGTGCGCGCCTGGCTGGCTAACCTTGAGCCTTACCCGCTGCGCACGGTGCAGGCCGCCATGCAGGCCTACCAGGACGAAAACGGTGAGTTTGCGCCGGTACCGGCCGGCATCGCCAAGCGCTGCAAGCTCATGGACGGCCGGCCAGGTGCGGAGGAGGCCTGGGCCATCGCGCTGACCAGCCAGGACGAAATGGCCAGCGTGGTCTGGACGACCGAGATCGCCGAGGCGTTCCGGATCTGCCGGCCGGTGCTCGACTCCAGCGGCGCGATCAGCGCGCGCAAGCCGTTCCTGGAAGCGTACGAGCGCATCGTGGCGGCTGCACGCTTGGCGCGGCGCCCGGCCGAGTGGGTGGCCTCGGTGGGATGGGACAAGACCCGGCACGTCGAGGTGCTAGACAGCGCGGTGAGGGCGGGACTGCTGCCCGCACCGGCCGTGGCCGGCCTTCTGGCGGGGAAAAAAGATCCAACGCCGGACGAAGCGGCGCGCGCGCAGTTGACCAAGATCAAGCAGATGCAGCTCGATGCCGCCGCTGCCAAGGACGCGGCCCGCCTGGCTGCCGTCGAAGAGCAGCGCCTGGCTGACATCGAATTCAAGCGCGCGACGAACGATCGCGTGCGTCAAATTGATCCGCACGCCGAAATGCAGGCTTCTGACCCACAGCAAATACTGCGCCGCGCCCACGTGCCGGGCCGCCACGCGACGAACGATAGCGGCCCGCTACCCGAGGTCATCCGCAATCAAAAAAACGCCTCAAAAGGCTCAAAATGAAAAATCAAGAAAATAAAATCGCAGCAAACAAACGCCTTGCCGAGCTGCTTGGCTGGTCCAATATCGCCGAGGTGAACGGCGCCCTGGTCGGCACGCCGCCGGCGGGCGCGGCCGAAAGCCGTGGCCAGGCGCTGGTGCCGGACTGGGCTGGCGACTGGGCGGCAATCGGGCGGCTGGCAGCCGACCACCAGGTCGACGTGCTGCACAACTGGGGTAGTGTGTATGGCCGCTGGGGCGCTGGGGCCAACTGCGCGACGCGGGCGGCGGTCGACCACATCGCCGACGACCGGGATGCGGCGACGCGCATGGCGCTTACGCTGGCCGTGGCCTCCAAGCTGGAGGCTGGCCAATGATCGCCTTCACCTTGCCCTGGCCGAGCGCCAAGCTCAACCCGAACCGCAGCAAGGGTCTGCACTGGGGCGCCACATCGGCGCTGCGCAAGCAGGCGCGCGACTGCGCCACGCTTCTCACGAAAAACGCGATGCAAGGCCAGGTCGTCAGCGCCGGCGCCATTGCCTTGACCATCACATTCATCCAGCCCGACCGCCGAGCGCGCGACCGCGACAACCTGCTGGCGGCGTTGAAGCCTTCGCTGGATGGCGTGGCCGATGCGCTGGGCGTCAACGATGCCAGATTCGACCCGGTCACACTGCGGCGCGAGTACGGCGCCAAGCCGGGCGCGGTACGCATCGAGATCGGCGGCTCAGCATGAGCGGCAACAAGAAGCCGCGCAAGCGGTACGTGCAGAAGCCGGCCGTGCTGCCGGCCGGGCTGCGAAAGGACATCGCCTTCGAAATGCCGGGATTCCAGGCCAGCGAGGCGATGGGCAAAAACCACTTTCGGGAGCAGCACGTCTACGACCTGCTGAGCAACGCCGACATGACGCGGCGCACGGCGCCGGACGGCCACGAGATCCTGCCGGTGGCTCAGGCCATGGTCGAAGCGATCGCCGAAATCCAGGCGCGCGCCCAGCGCACCGGCACCTTTGGCGTCAACGGCGACGAGATGCGCGTGCTGCGCGAGGGCATTGGCAAAACGATGGTTTTCCTGCGCACGGTGTCAAATTTTGACATTTCCCGGGCGTCACTTGCGGCGATCCGCGAGTTCAATAAAACAGGGGTATTGAGGGTATGAAAAATCATCGTAGAACGCACTATTTCAAATCGGGAATGGGTGTTAACATTGGCTCACAAATGAAAGGCACCCATGGGATTCGCTGACCGCTACATCGCTTCAATCGGATCGTCCAACCTGCTGGACGACGCGCTGCACCACCAAACTGAGCCGCTGGCCGCCGCAGCGCTAGCCGGCGATATCGGCGCGCTGCTGTGCCGCGTGAAGTACGCCGACGGCACGATCAACCGCCAGTTCGAGGGCAATCAGCAGAACCTGGCGCAGCTGTTGCGCATCTGGATCGCCGCCGTGGCCGAGAAGGGCAAGGCGCGCTTCTGGGTGAAGTCCTCCGACCTGCAACTCGCCTACCCACTGTTCAAGCGCGTGGCCGAGGCCTCGCTCGCGCACTGGCTCGATAGTCATTGCAAGAAATGCGCGGGAACTGGCGTCACTGCACTGATGGGTAACCGCCAGTGCACGGCCTGCAAGGGCAGTGGCACCGGAGAGATCACCGGCATGCGCGAGTACGAGAAAAAATTGGCGCTCGACATGGTGAGTGAGTTGACGGCGTTGTGCGACAGCCACGCGCGCCGGGCCAACGCAAAGTTGCGCACGGCAGACTGAAAAATATTCGTGTGCACTGGTTGTAAACACAGTATTTCGTGTATAGTTATTGCCTAACTCGTTTTTCAGTAAAATTCTTCCGGAATCGTTACGCATGGTGAAAGCCAGGGCGCCCATACCCGGAACTTGCGGCAGCACCCCGACCCAGCGCCGGACCTGCTCGCCCTGAAAATCGTAGATATTGCTCACTTCGCAGATAGCGCTGGAGCAGATAGAAGCCGACCTTGAGTCGGCTTTTTGCATTGGCGATTCACTTTTCGAGGCCGGCATGGCGCACATCACCAAACCACCTCGCCACCTGGACCGCGCCCACCTGGAGCGCCGCACGCCGCCGCCCGAGCCGCTCCCCACGCGCGAAGAGGTGCGCCGCGAACTTGGATGGGTCTTGGTGGCCGCAGAGCGTCAGGCGCAAGCCGAGCGCGACAGATAACCCGTACGCCGCCCGGCCAGTGCGGCACAAATAAGGATTGCTATGCGCACCATCAACGAGCACAAGATCAACCCTGCGAACGATACGATCTCGATCACCGTCACCGATGCACCGGGCAGTGGTGGCGCCAACCATCGCTACGAGATCGGTGGTTTCGACGCCAGCAAAAACGTGTCGTGCAGCACCGTCGGCGCGCCGGACTCCGAACTGGTACTCATGTTCCAGAATGGCCCGATTCCCGAGAATGGCGCCAACGGCGTCACGCACGAGGTATTGCTGGCCATCGTGGCCGACCGCCTGCGCAGCTTCCAAGCCGGGCCGTTTGCATGCAAGGCGAACGCCTGCGCTCTGACGCACATTGAAGAAGCCCAGCACTGGCTGCAACAGCGCACCATCGAACGGATGCGGCGCGGCGTCGAGGGTACTCACACCGTATAAATCTGAACTGGCCGGATGCGCGCGCGAGCATGCCGCCGCAGGCCTGAAAAGGAGGTGCACCATGAAGTAGCGCAGAATCCATCCCCAGCGCCAAGCGGCGCAAATGTGAAGGCGACTTACCGCGCATTTAGCCATCGGCGCAGCGGGTAGTTTGGCACTGGCGAGGCCTTAGCGCATCAATCAGCCCAAAACCACGAGCAGGATATGCATCACCCAGCCGACGCGCGTTGTAACCGTGGCTATTCGGCGCCGGACGCTGTAACCGGCAACCAGATTTCGCGGGCGTAGCTCAATGGTAGAGCGGAAGCCTTCCAAGCTTTCCACGAGGGTTCGACTCCCTTCACCCGCTCCAGCTCTCCTTGCCCGGCACGCCGGGTTTCGCCGCCAGCCGCATCACAGCGCTTGCGGCTTTTCTATTTGAGGCCAGCATGTTCGATATCGACTTCCGCGCCATGTTCATCGCCCTGGTGTGCTTAGGCGCACTGATCGGCGGCACCATCGTCGCGCTCGTGCTGCTGGCCTGGCTCTGGCTGTGGGCACTGGCCAAGCCGACGCTGCACGCTTTCACCGCATAAGGAGATCTCATGCGCATCACAGTAGGCGACCCGGACGCATACCGGGCTACGGTATTTTTCAACGGCGCGCCGATCGCCATGTGCACGATGGCCGATGAGGAGCGTGGCGAGGTCATCGTCTACGCGACAGATCGCGCGGGGCACATTCTCATCAGTGAGGCAACCGGCGATGCGCTGGCAGAGACCGCGCACGGAAGCGTGTCGGTATTCATCGCCCAATGCCACGCTGATGACGGCTTTGACGCCTGGATGCGCGAGCGCACCGAGGCTGCACACCTGGCCATGATGAAGCACGCCCGGCGCGGCGGCATCCCATACAACTGACACTTGCGACTGCCAGCGCGCTCCAGTGGCAGGGCTTTGAAAAACGGGCGCAGTCACCGACGCATCATGGCCAAGAGGCTCCACCGCAATTCATCGCGGCCCTGCTTGGCACGGGCGGTGACACATTGAAAGCCAGTATGCAAAAAATCCAACACCCATCGAACACCGACGTGCTCGGCGCACCTGCAGGTTGGGATCAGGGCGAACTGCCATGTAGCGCGCTGCCGGTCACGCGCACGCACGTCGGTGACCTGCCGGCCGTGCTGTCGTACTGGCGCCCTGATGCCGACGAACTGGCCGCGCTGAACGCCGGCCGCGCCGTCCGGCTGTGGGTGATGGGCGTAGCGATGCCGCCCGTGATGGTCGACGTCGACGGCGCTCAATAGCATGACGCGCAGACAACCAACTGCGCCAGGCATAGGCCGCCCGGTACCGCCACCCGAATTCACCGACCCACTGAACAACCGCTATCTGCCCGCGCCCGAGGTGCTCAAGTGGGCGCGCGCAACCATCCTCACCGAAGGCGGCGCGCTCTACAACAAAGACCACGCCCACCTGGAATATGCCGACGTGCAGTTCCTGTGGGCGCCGGAAGGGTTCGTGAAGGCGGGCCGCACTGTGCTGGGTCAGTGCGAAGAGGTCACCTTCCGCTGCGGGCCGTGGCAAAAGGGCCGCCAGCAACAGCAGATGGCCGACTGGTTCGGCATGGTGCCGGACTTCCTCATCACCCTGGACGCATCGTATTGCTTGGCCTGCAGCGACGCCGAATTCTGCGCCCTGGTCGAACACGAGCTTTATCACATCGCCCAAGAGATGGATGAATTCGGCGCGCCAGCATTCAACAAGTACGGATTGCCGAAGCTGTGCATGCGGTCGCACGATGTCGAAGAGTTCATCGGCGTGGTCCGCCGCTACGGCGCCAGCGAGGACGTGCAGCGCATGATCGATGCAGCAAAGACACCGCCCGAAGTGGCGAGAATCAACATCGCGAGGGCTTGCGGAACCTGTTTGCTGAAGGCTGCGTAGGCTTTACGTTGCTTTACAGGAAACTAAAACATGGCCGCACTCAAGGACGAGGTGAAGCTGTACGTCGTCACAGCGCTGGCCTGTTTCGACTCGCCGACGCAAGTATCTGTTGCAGTAAAGGAAGAATTCGGCCTCGATGTGCCGCGCCAGCAGGTGTCGCTGTACGACCCGAACACGTACGTCGGCCGCAACCTGAGCCAGAAATGGCGAACGATCTTCGAAGAGACACGGGCCAAGTTCCGCGCCACTGCCGAGGAAATCCCGATCGCCAGCAAGGCATTTCGCCTGCGCGGCCTGGCCCGACTGGCACAGAAGGCCGAGAACATGCGCAACTTGCCGCTGGTGGCCAGTCTCTACGAGCAGGCCGCCAAGGAAGTGGGCGATATCTACGTGAACAAGGGCAAGGCCGAGCCGAGCGATCAGCTGCCGACGCCCGTGCAAATCATCATCGGCGTCAAGGATGGGGCGCGAAAGAACGATGATCCAGCTTGACCTGAATATCCCGCAGGCTGCCTTCCTGAACCTGCCCCATAAGTACAAGGCCTATGTCGCGGGTTTCGGCTCCGGCAAAACCTTCGTGGGCTGCGTCGGTATCTGCATGCATTTCTGGCAGTGGCCAGGCATCAGCCAAGGTTACTTCGCGCCGACCTATCCGCAGATCCGCGACATCTTCTATCCCACGATGGAGGAGGTGGCCTATGCGATGGGCTTGCGCATCAAGGTGAAGCAGGGAGATCACGAGGTCGAGGTGTACGAGGGGCGGCTATATCGCGGCACGGTCATCTGCCGCTCTATGGAGAAGCCTGAAACCATCGTCGGCTTCAAGATCGGCCACGCGCTGATCGATGAGCTGGACGTGATGCCGATGCTCAAGGCACAAACGGCCTGGCGCAAGATCATCGCGCGGATGCGCTACAACGTGCCGGGCCTGCTCAACGGCATCGACGTGACGACCACGCCGGAAGGCTTTAAGTTCGTCTACCAGCAGTTCGTGAAGGCGGTGCGCGACAAGCCCGAGCTGGCGACGCTGTATGGCCTGATTCAGGCGAGCACGTTCGACAACGAGCTCAATCTGCCCGCCGACTACATTCCGTCGCTGCTGGCCAGCTACCCGCCAGCGCTGATCGATGCCTACTTGCGCGGCAAGTTCACGAACTTGACCAGCGGCTCGGTTTATCCGGACTTTGACCGCTTCAAAAACCGCACGACGCAGATCATTCTGCCTGGTGAGCCGCTGCAGGTGGGCCTCGACTTCAACGTGCTGAACATGACGGCGTGCATCAACGTGGTTCGCGAGGGCCAGCCGATGACACTGGCCGAGCGTGTGAAAGTGCGCGATACGCCGGCCATGGCCAGGATCCTGACGGAGGACTTCAAGGACAAGGGCCACCAAGTGAAGATTTTCCCGGATGCTTCCGGCCAGAACACCAGCAGCAAGAACGCCAGCGAGTCCGATCTGTCCATTTTGCGCCAGGCGGGCTTCCTGCTCGAAGTGAACCACTCAAACCCTGCGGTCAAGGACCGGGTCAACGCCTACAACGGCATGATCCTGAACGCCCAGGGTGAGCGCCGCTGGAAGATCAATACCGACCTGTGCCCGACTACGACCGAGGCGCTGGAGCAGCAGGTGTGGGGCGCCGACGGCCAGCCGGACAAGAAGTCTGGCCATGACCACGCCTGCTTCACCGCCAGCACAATGGTGCAGACGCGCGCAGGTCGATATCGGTTCGATGAATTGCCCGTCGCCGGCGAGGTTCTTGGCCCTGATGGCGAGTGGGTGCCTTACCGTGGCGCAGGCAAGACTGGTGCCAAACGCACAGTTAAGATCACGATTGCGAATGGTTACGTTATAGAATGCTCGCAAGATCATCTTTTTCTTGTGAGGAGCGGCGAATGGATTCAAGCGAAAGACCTGATGGGCCACGAGTGCATGTCGTTAGTGCAACCTGTCAAGAATTTGAGGGCAGGCGTTATTACCTTTGCGGGAAATACTTCCAAGACTCAGTGTCCGACGGAGAAAAGCGGCTCCACCGTGCAGTCTGGATTGCGTGGCACGGAGCAATTCAGGGAGATCATCACGTACACCATGTCGATGGCGACCGCAGCAACAACCAGCCTGAAAACTTGCTGTGCTTGCCCGGTGACGAGCATAACCGCGAACATGGTTATGAGCGGGCTGATGAAATTGCCGAAATGGGTAGAACCTATCAATCGCGGACGAAAGCATGGCACGCATCGGACGCCGGTAAGCAGTGGCACCAAGAGCAATATCAAAAAACTGTTGCAGCTCTTCGAGCAACAGCTCCAGCCGCTTGCTCATGCTGTGGAAAGCAGTTCGCCGCAAGCAGCACCGTCAAGAACAGCGATGTCAAATTCTGCTCCAAGGCATGTAAAGCCCATGCCAGACGGCAGAGCGGATTTGACAACGTTACTCGCATCTGCGGGAAGTGCGGTGCATCGTTCGAGGCAAATCGTTACAGCACGCGGAAGTCTTGTGACGGATGTTTCCCTGCAAGACGTTCGCGAGGTGTATTGCCTGACAGTGCCTGATCTCGGCTGCTTCAAGCTAGATGCGCAATCGCCAATTGTCTCGAACTGCGACGCGAACGGCTACTTCCTCGTGAAGCGCTACCCGATCACAAAGAAGGGCGCCACGGTATCGCCGCTGCGCATGTAACAACAAGGATTTACATGACCCATCCCGTACGCAAGCAATCGCCAGAGGCCGCTGTGCTGAATGAGCACTGCGACCTGATCGAAGCGCTGCTCGGCGGCACGAAGGCCATGCGCGCTGCCGGCGAGACCCACATGCCGCGATGGCCAGCCGAGGATCGCGAAGCCCATACGATTCGCTTGGCCGTCGCCACCTTGTTTCCCGCATACGGTCGCACGATCGAGGTGCTTGGTGCGAAACCATTCAGCAAGCCAGTCACCTACGGCGATGACGTGCCGGCGAAGCTCAAAGCCTGGTGCGAGGATGTTGATCGCACAGGTCGCAACCTGCATTCTTTCCTGGCGGAGGTCGGTCAAGAGGCGCTGGGCTTCGGTTTCAGCGGCATCCTGGTCGATCACCCTCCCACGCGCAATAAGGACGGCAAGCCGCTGTACGTTACCAAGGCAGAAGAGCTGGCCGCTGCTGTGCGCCCGTATTTTGTGCAAATCCACCCAAAAAACATTTTGGGTTGGCTTGATGATTCGGCGGGCCTGTCGCAGTTGCGCCTCTTGGAAGTCGTCAAGGTGCAGGACGGCGAGTTCGCCACCAAGAGCATTGAGCAAGTGCGCGTGCTGCACCGTGGCGGTTGGCAGGTATGGCGCAAGCTTGACAGTGCCAAGAGCGATGACTGGGCCGTGTTCGATGGTGGCGTGACCACCATCAGCCGCATTCCATTCGTGCCGGTCTACGGCAACCGCCTGGGTTTTATGAGTGCCAAGCCAGCTTTGCTGGAATTGGCGTATGCCAACGTCGAGCACTGGCAGACGAAAAGCGACCGGCAGACCAACTTACACATACTGAGCGTGCCGATCCTGTTTGCCAAAATGCTTGAGGCAGCAGAGATCGCAGTTGGCGCGGGAAGCGCGGTCAAGGCCGATCATCCCGAGGCTGACATGAAGTACGTCGAAATGTCTGGTGCTGCGGTTGCTGCTGGTCGGCAAGTGCTGCTGGACCTGGAGGATCAGATGCGCCAGTCTGGCGCCGAGCTGCTCGTCATCAAGCCCGGCGGCACCAGCGTTGCCCAGACCATTGCCGATAACGAACAAGGCGCCTGTGCACTGCAGAAGGTTGCGCAAAACATCGAGGACTCGGCTGATCAGGCGTTGCAGTTCATGGCTGAATGGGTCGGTGAAAAAGAGGGTGGCCACATCACCGTCTACAAAGACTTCGGCGCCGCAACATTGGCCGAGGCCAGCGCTGAGCTTCTGTTCAAAGGCGCGTCGACCGGCCTGTTGTCAGCTGAAAGCTACTTCAACGAACTCAAGCGGCGCGGCATCCTTTCCCCGGATCTTGACTGGGAAGCGGAGCAGGAGCGGATCCTGTCGGCTACTCCCACTCTGATGGCGGCATAGATGGGCGCGCTCGAAGAGTGGATTGCCGAGATGTTCCTCGTGCATTCCCTGAATCTGCTGCGCTTTTCTGCCGGCACGCAAGAGAAGATCCTGCTGCTGATGGCAGCTATGTCGAAGGAGCTCACGGCCAAGCTGAACGAGGGCGAGTTATCCACGTATGGCAAGCAGCGCCTGGGCGCGCTGCTGCGCGAGTCGAATGCGGTGATCGCATCGCATTACACTGGCATGCAGGCCGAAATGACCCGGAACCTGACCGGCATGGTGCGCATCGAGGCCGATTACACGGCAAAGGTGCTGACGCAGGCCTTGAAGATCGAACTGGGCGCCAAGCTGCCGCCGGCGAATTACCTCGAAAAGCTGGTCGGCGACACGCTGATTAAGGGCGCGCCGTCGGCGGACTGGTGGAAGCGCCAGGCGCTCGATACGCAATTCCGCTTCGCCAGCCAGGTGCGCCTCGGTGCGGCGCAGGGTGAAACGACGTCGCAGATCGTGTCGCGCGTGTTGGGCAAGAGCGTGAAGGCTGCTGACCTGGGGGCTGGCAAGGCTGGTGCGCCTGCAGCGCCGCCAACGAGCAAGGTGGCAGCTTTGTTGCGCGCACCGCCAGCGCCCCCGCAAACGGCGCCTGGCGCCGCGCCGGATCCTGTTGCGCCGGGCGAGCAGGGCATCCTGAAAACGTCAGCCGCAAATGCGCGCGCGCTGGTGCACAGTTCGGTGCAGGCCGTGGCCAATGCTGCGCGGCTCGCATCGTTCCAGCAAAACGTCGATCTGATCGAGTGCCTGGTCTGGCTGTCGACGCTCGACTCGCATACCTGCCTGCTGTGCGCCATGCGTGACCTGCAGGAGTACACGCTGGATGGGCAGGAGCCGATTAATCACACACACGAGTGGGCAGGAGGGCCGGGCGCCATTCATTTCAGCTGCCGCTGTGTGCTCAGCACGCGCACCAAGTCTTTCAAGGACTTAGGCATCGATCTGGACGAGCCCGGCGAGAGCACGCGCCCCAGTGATGGCGGCCCGGTTAGCAGCAAGATGAACTTCAAAGACTTTCTGGCCAGCAAGGACAAGGCCTGGCGGGCCGAATACCTGGGGCCGGGTCGCGCCGAGATGTACGAGGCGGGCAAGATCACCTTGAATGACCTGATGAACCTCAAGGGGCGCAAGCTGACCTTGGAGGAACTGCAGGCGAAGTACAAATAACGGTCGCAAGTCGCGCGCCAGAACAAGGACATTCAATGGAATCAGATGAAATGATCATTAAACCGCTCATCGTGCGCAACGCATTAGGCTGGTCGTGTATCGGCCTCGGCAAAGAAGGAAACGGGAGAACTCCCCGGGGCGCTTACTTCGACTGGCTGAGTGAATCCAGCTTCCACCCCTATATCTGAATCCATGAAGCCCGCTCCGGCGGGCATTTTATGACCAACGATTTACCGTGCCGCCTACTGAGGCGGCATTTTTATTGCCGCAAGCGGACGCGACGCGGTGCACGGCCGGAAGGTCATTGATAGGGCGGATGCCCAGAAAGAAACAACCATGCCATTCAAATTCGACGCCAACGGCAATATCGTCACCACCGGCGAAGGTGATAAGAAGCAACCCATCTTTGTTTATGGCGACGGCCGTGAGGCTCCATTCGACGCTGACAGCACGATTGCGTCCATCTCGCGCCTGAACGGTGAAGCAAAAGGTCACCGTGAGCGTGCCGAGCTGGCCGAAGGCAAGCTGAAGGCTTTCGACGGCATTGAAGACGGCGAGGCGGCCCGCAAGGCGCTGGAACTGGCCAAGAACATCAAGGAAGGCGACCTGATCGCAGCCGGTAAGGTGCAAGAGATCAAGGACGCAGCAGCAGCGTCTGCAAAACAGGCTGTGGCGGATGCCACGCGAGCAGCTGAGGCCCGCGAGAAATCGCTGGCTGACGAGAACGCCAAGCTCACTTCCAATCTGAACGACCACATCATCGGGGGCAGTTTCTCCAGCTCGGCGTTCATTGCCGACAAGCTGGCCATCCCCGCTGACATCGCGCAGAAGGTGTTCGGCGATCGCTTCAAGGTCGAAGGCGGGAAGTTGGTGCCACTGGATCACAGCGGCAACCCGATTTTCTCCGCAACCCGGCATGGTGAGCACGCTGATTTCGAAGAAGCGCTGCAGGTTATCGTCAACCAGTACCCGAACAAGGACAAAATCCTCAAGGGTACGGGTGCTTCCGGCGGTGGTGCTGCAGGTGGCAAGGCCGGCGCCGGTGGCGCTGACCTCTCAAAACTTTCCCCGACGGAGCGGCTGACCGCTGCACGCGCGGGGGCAAAATAAAGGGTAATTCCATGTTCAAAAAACTCTTCCTGGTGGCTGCGGCCATCATGGCCGCGATCGTCCATGACCTCCGCGAAATCGCATACGTACAGGTCAGCCAGTTCATGTACCGGCAAGGGCTGATCAAGTGTGCGCTGACGCTGGTGGAGGCGGCCAAACTGGAAACTGGCGACGTTATCCGCCAGGCAATTATTGAGTTGTACGCCGGATCGTCGGGCGTCCTGATGAACCTGCCATTCGATACCATCAGCGGTAATGCGATGAAATACAACCGCGAGGCATCGCTTCCTGGCGTCGGCTTCCGTGGCGTCAACGAAGCCTACACGGCGTCGACCGGCATCCTGAACCCGATCACCGAATCGCTGGTGATCGCTGGCGGCGACCTCGACGTCGACAAGTTCATCATCGACACCATGGGCGCCCAGCAGCGCTCAGTGCACGAGGCGATGAAGGTGCGCGCATTGTCGCTGGCCTGGACGCAGAAATTCATCAAGGGCGACAGCCAGTCCGATCCGCGTGAATTCGATGGCTTGCAGGTGCGCATCACGGGCGGCCAGATGATCGCTGCCGGCTCGACGGCCGGCGGTACGGCGCTGTCGCTGTCGAAGCTGGACGAAGCGATCGACCAGACATTGAATCCGACCCATCTGGTCATGTCGAAGGCCATGCGCCGCCGTCTGACCCAGGCCGCGCGCAATACCAGCGTGGGCGGCTTCCTGACCTACGGTGTCGACGCCTTCGGCAAGCCAGTCGAGATGTACAACGGCCTGCCGTTTATCGTGGTCGACCTGGACCACCTGGGAAATCCGATCCTGCCATTCACCGAAGCGGCCACTTCCGGCACTGCGACGGCGACTTCGATCTACGTCGTTTCGCTGGGTGAAGGTGGCGTGCAAGGTATTCAGAACGGTGGCGTCGACGTGCGCGACCTGGGCGAGCTGCAAACCTCGCCAGTGCTGCGCACCCGCGTCGAGTGGTACAACGGCTTCGCCGTGTTCAACGGCCGCGCCGCCACTCGCCTGTGGTCCATTGCCGACGCTCCTGTCGTCGCCTAATTACCGCCAAAGATAAGGATTAAACATCATGGCAAATCAATATTCGATGCTCACCTTCGACGCGGCCACCGTGTTGAAAGCGGCTGGTCTGATCGCGGCGTCCACCGATGGCGCCATCCTCGATCTTGGCGAAGGCCTGTTCGACGGCTTCCTGGTACTGGACGTCTCGGCGATCGAGGTGGCAAGTGGCGACGAAATCTACACCGTATCGGTGGAGGGATCGAGCGTTGCGGCAATGACCTCGCTGGGTGTTTGCCTGGCCAAGAAGGTGCTGGGCAACCTGGTTGTGCCGATGGATAACCCCACCGGCATTGGTCGCTTCGTCGTCCCCTTCCGCAATGAAGAGAATGGCGTGCTGAAACGCTACATCCGCCTGAGCACGCTGGTGGCTGGTACCGTCGCTACCGGTATCAACTTTTCGGCATTCCTGGCGAAGCGCTAAGCCGTCAAACAACTCAAGGGCCGGAGAAATCCGGCTCGTTTTACCTGGAGAATCACATGGCATTAGTAACTTGCTACGATCCGGACGGAAGTCCGCATCAGAAGGAACCGATCGACGCGCGTGAGGCGTGCCTGCATAACGGCTTCACTATGGCGCCGCCAGGAGAGGCGATGGTTGCTGAGTACGTCCCGACCAAGGTCGAATTGCTCGCTGCCCGCGACCAGATGCTGGAGCGCGAGCGCGCGCTGGACGAGCGCTCCCAGCGCCTGACCGAAGCGGAGGAGCGCGTTGCCGAGCAGGCGCGGGTCAACGAAGTCGAGGCGCAGCGCTTGAGCGCCGAGCTTGTAACCATCCAAGCCGAGCGGAGCACTGCGGTCGCAGCCGCTGCAGCGGCATCCGCCGCAGCGGTGGCCGCCTCGACCGAAAAGCCAGCAAAAGCCGCCAAGGCATAAATGCAGCACCTCCTGCCGCGCGCGGGCTTTCCATATCAGGATCATCATGCTCATCACTGAAACCGGCGCCGGCCTGGCCAATGCCGAATCCTATGCCAGCGTCGCCGCAGCTGATGCGCGCTGCGCCAGCCTGGGCCTGATCGCCTGGGCGGCGCTGGCCGAGTCCTCCAAAGAGATCGCCTTGCGCAAGGCGACGCTGTTCATGGCCACCTACCGCACGCGCTGGGCCGGCCGCCGCGTATATCAGCGCCAGGCGCTGGACTGGCCGCGCTACAACGTGGCAGTGGACGGCTTCACCGTGCCAAGCACCACGGTGCCGGTCGACGTGATCAATGCCTGCATCGACCTGGCCGTGCGCGCCGGTAACGGCGAGGATCTGCTGCCAGACCTCGACACCGGTTCGAACGCCATTAAGAAGGATAAGACCGGGCCGCTGGAAACGGAGTACTTCCAGAACACCACGGACGCGCGCGAGCGCTTCGTGGCCGTGGACGCGCTCCTTGTGCCGTACTTTGGCGCAACCGGTGGTGGCAATTCGATGAAGGTGACACGAGCATGAGCGCATATCCGGCAGTGAAGATCGACGGCTGTTTCGTCGCTGATAACACCTACCGCGAGGGCGACAAGGTGTGGATCGTCACCAACCTGATCGCACGCGCCAAGGATCTCGTCCCGTTCGACCTGCCGCTGTCGGCGATCTACTCCGGCAGCGAGGTCTGGACCCCTGTCGGATCGGCCTACGGCATCGCGCACCACGTGCGCCGCGCGCTCGACGTCGACACCAGCTACCCGATCATCATGTGCCAGCAGGGCTTCATTATGGACGGCTGGCACCGGGTGCTGCGCGCGCTGATCGACGGCAAGACCACGATCAGGGCGGTGCGCTTCGCTGAGACGCCGCCGTATGACTACGTGAAAGTGCCATAGCTTATGACCGACTACGTCAAAACCGCCGCGCGCGCTGACCAGTCGCTGCGCCGCAAGGGCGGCATCGTGGTGCTGCGCCGAGTCGTGACTGGCGTGTACGATCCCGACGTGGGCGCAGCGCCCAGCACCACGACCGACTACGAAGGCACGGGCGTGAAAATCGCCTACGAGGCCGAAAACATCGACGGCACGCTGATTCAGGCGGGCGACCAGAAGCTGCTGCTGTCGGCGCTGCAGCGCAACGGCTTACCAATGCCGGCGCCGACCACGGCTGACCTGGTGCTGTTCGGCGACGTCAGCTACACGATCCAGAACGCGGGCAAGACCGAACCGGTCGACGTGGCCGTGCTGCACACGCTGCAACTCAGGGGGATTTGATGGCTAAGGGTTCATTTTCCATGCAGATCGGCGAGTTCATCGCCAAGACCAAGGCGAGTCAAGATCTGCTTGTACGCTCCATTACGATGGGGATTTCTAAAGAAATCGACAGTAGGTCGCCTGTTGGCGATGCCATATATTGGAAGCGCAAGCCGCCTCCTGGTTACGCTGGCGGCAGATTTAGGGGCAATTGGCAATTATCGCTTGGCTCACCGGCTACTGCCGTCCTTGATCGTATCGATAAAGATGGTGCAGCCACGATAGCAGCCCATGGCGATGCGATGAGGGCTGCGAAAGCAGGGGATGTCATTTATCTCGTCAATAATTTACCTTATGCTAAGCGAATAGAGGATGGATGGGCGCGCCGGGCGCCGATAGGTGTTGTCATGTTGACTGTGCTGAATTTTCAAAAAATAGTCGATAAGTCGGTGCTCGAACTGCGTGGCGGTACGAGTGAAAGTGACTTCGCCCAAGGCTATTCGACATACAAATTATGAGCCAACCAACAATCCGCGCTGCGCTGGAGGCGGCCCTGGCCAGCCTCGCGCCGGCAATCGATACCGCATGGCAGAACGTGCCGTACACGCCAGTCACCGGCCGGCCATACCAGGCGGCCTACCTGCTACCAGCTGCGCCGCACAACTATTCCATGGGCGATGGCTCGCGCCAGGAGCGCGGCATCTTCCAAGTTAGCCTGATGTATCCGCCAGGGCAGGGTACTGCTACCGCAGGTGCGCGCGCCGAGATGATCGCGGCTCTGTTTCACCGCGGTGCCAGCTTCACCAAGAACGACGTGACCGTGCAGATCGAGCGCACGCCGGAAATTGCCGATGGTCGCGAGGATGGCGACCGCTGGATGGTGCCAGTGAAGATCCGGTATTTCTGCAACCTGTAACCCGCATCACCCCACACAGATCGCCTCGGCGGTCTTTTTTTTCGACCAAAGAAAGGCAATCCCCACCATGACCACTGCAAACGGCATCGACAGCCTGCTCGTTATCGGCAAGCAACCAGCGGAAGGCAGCAAGGCCCTGGCCGCCAACGGCCGGCTCTACCCGCGTGTGACCGCGACGTTCGACACGGACGCCGACAAGTACTCGAGCAACGAGATCGACCCGAGCCAGCAACAGGGCGACACCCGCCTGGGCAACTTCCGCACCTCCGGCGCCATCAAGGGCGAGGCCTCGTGCGGTACCTACGCCGTGCTGCTGGCCGCGCTGCTGCGCCGCGACTTCACGGCTGGCGGCCTGACCACGGCGCAAACCACCATCGCATCGGGTGCGACGGGCCTGACGCGCAGTGCTGGCTCCTGGCTCGCCGACGGCCACCGCGCCGGTACCGTCGTGCGCATCGGCGGCTTTGCCACCACTGCCACCACCAACAACGGCAAGAACTTCTTCGTTACCTCGGTGACTGCCTTGGTGTTGGCAGGTCAGTTCATGGACGGCTCGGCGATGACGGTCAAAGCCGCCGGCGACCCGGTGACCGTAACCGCGACCGGCAAGCGCTCCTTCACGCCGCTGACCGGCCACACCACCGACTGGTTCACTGCAGAAGTGCAGGATCCGGGCATCGCGGTGAATCGCTGCTTCATCGACCAGCTGGTGAGCAAGGTCGATATTGCTGTGCAGCCGAACGGCATCACCAGCATGGACTTCACCCTGATGGGCAAGCTGGAAGGCGCGACGACACCGGCCGCCTACTTCAATGCGCCTGCCGCCACGCCTGGTACCGGCAAGTTCTCCGGCGCCACAGCGATGCTGTCGGTCGCCGGCATCCCGTCGCAAATCTGCACTGGCATGTCGCTGTCGCTGGACGGCCAGGTCAAGATCGATCCCGTGATCGGCTCCAAGTTTGCTACCGCCGCCTCGCGCGGCAAGGTGCTGGGCTCGGGGCAGTTCACGGTGCTGATGCAGGATTCGGCATACATCGACTACTTCAAGCAGGAAGTCGAGCTGCCGCTGGCCTACGCCATGGCGGCTAGCACGGCGCCGCTGGCCGAGGTGATGACCATCGCCATGGGCCGCATCAAGATCACCAGCGCCAAGGTCGATGACGGCGAGAAGAACAAGATCGTCACGTGCGCTTTTGACATCCTCCGCTACCAGGGCACTGATGCGCAACACGAGGCCACGACCGTGGCGTTCCAGGATACGAGCCTGGTGTAACCCTTTGCCCGGCTGCGCGCCGGGCGTTCAATGAAAGGCTCTGCCATGCATGAATTGAAATTCAATAACCACAACTTTTCCTTGGTCGAACACGACGGCAAAACATGGCTTAGCGCTGCCGATATCGCCGTGGCACTGGGTTACAAGCGAAGCGACCAGGTCTCGCGGATTTTTGAGCGTCACGAGCGTGAATTTTCCACCTCGATGACGACAGTTTTTCAGGCCGTCAGTTTGGGACGTGGCGCGCCGCCATCCGATATTCGGCTCTTTAGCCTGCGTGGCGCGCACCTTGTCGGCATGTTTGCACGAACATCGAATGGCGTGGCATTCCGCCGCTGGGTGCTCGATCAGCTCGAGCATGCGGAGCGCCAGGGTGTGCCGCAGCACTCGCTGATGGTTGAGTGGTTCAAGGCAAAGGCTGCTGCCGATGACCAAGACCGTTTTGCCAGCATGTGCGGCAAAGGCCTGAGCGAGCACAAGACGCGCAAGCCGCCGCTCACCGAACGACTGAATCAGATCAGTAACCAGATTCAACCATCACTTCTTTCCTGACCCGGTCAAGCGCCGGGCTTTCTTTTGGCGCATGCGCCACCCCAGCACCGACCGGTCGCTGTCGCCTTCGTGGGCGCGGCGGCCGGCACGGGCACTTATTCTCCATCCCACGAAAAGGCAATATCCATGAATACCATCGCTTCCTTGAACACCGCTCAAGCCCTGGCAGTCGCCGGCTTCGACATCGCCAACCTGTCCGCGCCGGCCGCGCGCGTCACCTTCGACGTGCCCGTGATCTTTGACGCCGACGGCGAGCCCGTGGCCGGCATCAAGATCGTCGGCAAGAATTCCGACGAATACCGCAAGGAAAACCACGCCTTGCGCGCCGAAGGCTACAAGAAGTCGGCCAAGCGCAAGACCGCCATCGATGCCTCGACCGACGAAGGCTCTAACCAGTTGGTGACCGTCATCGATGACAACCAGAAGCGCCTGGCGCTGGCAGTGGCCGTCGACTGGTACGGTTTCACCAGCAACGGCGCACCGGTTGCGTTCGACAAGTCGATGATCGCCGCGGCGTTCGACAAATACCCGACCTGGCAAGAGCGCGTAACGGCCGCCCTGGAAAACGACGCCAATTTTTTGAAGGTCTGATCCAGGCCCTGCTGCTGTACGCCGATCACCTGTTCGATCGCGCGACAGTGGCAGGCGATGGCAACGCCAAGGGCGATCACCTGGATACTGCCAGACAAAACCCGCTGTACCGCGCACCCGAGGCGCCGGCAGTGCCGCAACTTCCGCCCGAGCTGGCATACCTCTGGACTTGGTTCACCCAGCTGAACCAGAAACGACAGTGCGGTATGGCAGTCAATGCGCTGTCCAGCGCCGAGATATTGGCCTGGCAGGCGCGCCACGGCATTCGCTTCGATCCGTTCGAGGAAGGCGTGATTGATCGCCTGGATGCGCTGTTCATGTACCACCAAAACGAGCCTTAGTTGCCACAGATGCAAAAGCCATCGTCAGAAAAATGACACAACATGCGAGATTTGGTATGGTCAGGTTATATTGCTTGATGGCATTGGTGTAACATTGCCCCTTGATAAACGAGGAGGTGTTGTGGCATTAATCGACTGTACTGAGTGCGGGAGCAAAATAAGTAACTTGGCAAATGCCTGTCCGAAATGTGGCCACCCGCAAGTAGCCGGCGTGGAGGCGCAGTTTTCTACTCCGGTCGCGTCGCCCGACGGATTGCCTGCAAGGAAGTCCCGTGGGATTTTCTACTATGTTGCATGGGCAGTTGCGGTCTTGGTCGTTCTTTTTTTGGGCAGTGCGATCATTTTCGGCATTGCGGATTCGAATAAGCGGAAAGCTATTGCAAACGACCCAAATGCGATTCATGCCGACGATGTGGTATCGATGATGGAATCGTCGTATGGCTGTGAATTTCCATCCGCCTTTTCCAAAGCATTGCAGCATCGGGATGCTGGCGAACTTACCGCTTGGGCTACGATCGTAAACAACGATCCATTCTGTTTTCATGGCGGAAACTTGAAAGCAAATCAGAAATGGACCGTTTTACAAGTGAAAGACAATGTCATGCAAATTTCACTATCGACGGCAGTGCAAGCGCAAACCGATATGAAGCGCAGTGATCATAACTACTGGACATTAGTCGAGTGGGGAATCAAAGAAAAGCCCTAATAATTTTCCGAGCCAGCTTTTGCTGGCTTTTTTTTCGTGCATAGCCACCTTCGGGTGGCTTTTTTTATGGGCGATCTATGCCAGACATTGCTGAACTAAGACTTTCGATTGATACGCGCCAACTGGAGCAAGGCGCCCAGGCTATGGACCGCCTCGGTGCCGCAAGTGAGGGTGTCGAGAAGAAGGTTGATAGCGCGACGACGGCCATTGACAAACTTGGCAAAGCCAGTACTGACGCGAAGGGGAAAACTGCCGAAGGCGCTGCGGCCGTGGACGCCATCGGCGAGGCCGGCGCGCGCTTGGTGCCAAAAGTCGATGCGGCGACCACCTCCATTGACGCTATGGGCGCCACCGCTACCCGTATTCGAACTGTCTTCCTCGGCGGCAGTAACACGCTTGATGGCTTCATGGGTTCCTCAATGGGCGTCTGGCGCAGCAGCGAGGCCGCCGCCGCTGGCATCGACAGCCTCGGTGCCTCTACGGAGCGTACATGGAAAAAGCAGGCCGACTACAACGGCGCGATGGCCGACACGAGCCGCCTCATGCGCCAGGCTGCCGAAGCCGCGCGCACTCTCGAAGAGTCGAATCACAAGATGCTGGTGCAGCTGCAGCGCGAGATTGACACCTTCGGCATGGCGCGCGGCGAACTGGAGCGTTATCGTGCTGCCGAGCTGGGCCTGGGTAGTGCAGCCCAGACCAAAGCGGCAGCTCTGGGCAATAGCATCGATGCGATGCACCGTGAAGAGCGGGCCGCGCGTGATGCCGCTGGCGCGCAGGATCGCGCAGCTGCCGCCGGCGATCGCTTTATCAAAAGCTTACAAGATCAGGTGGCCACGCTGGGCATGACGACACAGCAACTGCAAACGTACCGCGCAGCCCAGCTGGGAGTTTCCGACGCTGCAGCGCCGCTGATCAATAAGCTGGCCGAGACGGGAGAGGGGGCCAAGAAGGCCGGCGGACACATGGAAGGCTTCAGCTTCCAGTCGGCCAGCGCCAAGCGCGAATTGCTGGTACTGGCCCACGAACTGAGCCAGGGCCAATTCCAGCGCTTCGGCGGTTCGATGATGGTTCTCGGCGAACAAACCGGCGCTGCCGGGCTGCTGTTCAGCAGCACCGGCCTGGCCGTGCTGGGTTTCGCCGCCGCCCTGGGCACGGTAGCGTACGCGATGATCAAAGGTGCCAGCGAGCAGCGTGAGATGAATAACGCCCTGATCTCGACCAACAACTATGCAGGCGTCACCAGTGACAAGCTGAATGAACTGGCGCATGCCGCGACTGCTGCGCATGGGAGTATTGGCGAGGCTAAAAAGGTTGTTACGGAGTTGACTGGCACGGGTAAATTTACCGGCGACCAGATCGCATACATCACCGATGCTGTCATCGCTCTTGAATATGCGACTGGAACCTCTGTCAAAAAAACCATCAAAGAATTCGAATCCCTGGCCGTTCAGTCGACTGGTAGCACCAATCGCGCTACGGAGGTGATCACTCGTGCGACCGTCAAGCTTGACGATACGTATCACTTTTTGACGCTCTCTGTTTATGAGCAGATTCGAGCACTGGAGAAGGATGGCGATGCAAAGGCCGCATCAGCAGTAGCCACCGCCGAATTTGCAAGGGCCACCAAGGATGGCGCTGATCAAATGATCGAAAATCTCGGCAGTGTAGCAAAGGCATGGCATGGGATTACTGCGGCAATTGGCAAGGCGATGGACGCAATTGGCGAATATGGAAAAAAAGATACTCCAGGGCGTGATGTAAAGGCTTATAGCGGATGGCTGGCGGATCTTGATACGAAAATGGCTATTGAGAATAAACAATATGGCCGCGCTGCTGATTTCCCTATTCCTGCATTTCAGGAAAAGCGCGCTGAAGTTGTTCTTAAATTGGTTGATGCTGTTGACCGGCTGAATCAAGCCGATGCTGCCGCAATTGCACAAGGCAAGACCGTGGAAAATAATTCTCGCGCTGTTCATGCTGCCGCAATGATCCACGCCGAAGATATCCGCATGCAGAAGAAGGGAATGAGTGAGTTGGCGGTTGCCCTGGATGCTTACAAGCAGAATCGCGAGGCAATCAGGGCTGTCGACCCGGATTCGCCACTACTCACGCCTGAAGCTGTTGCCGCCGGTATCGCTGCCCGAACGAAGGCGCACACAGAGCAGACCAAACCGAAAGCTGATCAGGTCGAAAACACTGAACTCGCCGATCAAATCAAGCAATACGCGAAGGAAGCGGCAACTGCCAAAGCGCACTACGACGCCCTGGGCAAGCTCGATGACATGTACCTCAAGGGTGGCGAGCTGTCCGTACAGCAGGCCTACCAGAACAAGCGCGACTACGCCCTGAAAACCTACGAGGCCGAGATCGATGCTTTTGACCAGGAGATCGGCGCACTACAAGGGCACAACAGCGCGACCAAAGCCGAGGCGGCCAAGCACCAGAAGGAGCTGAACGAGATCCTGGGCAAACGCGACGCGGCCGAGAAGGCCTTTTTCGACGCGAGCTTTATGCGCGACGAGGAAGAGCGCCTGCGCCAGGCGGCAACTGCGACGGCTGCCACCGATGCCGCGAACAAGGAAATCGCGTCGATCAATGACCAAGTGGCGGCCGTTGAAATGCAGATACGAACCTACGGCATGCTGCCAGCGGCCAAGACGGCCGTGATGATCGCTGATATCGCGGAAAAGAACGCAGCATTGGCTGGCATCGCCGGCGCTGAAAAAACCATTGAACTGAACAATTTGAAAATTGATGGTCTGAAACGCCTTCGTGCCGTGCAAGGCATCTCCCAGGCCCAGGAGGCAGGCACCGACGTCGCCAAGGCCAAGGAACTGCTGGATATTCTGACGGCCGTCGACACGGCGGCGCAGGCTGCTGCCACCGGCATGGCCGAATCATTCGGAGCCGTCGGCAAAGCCATCGGCAGTTTGACTACTGCACTGACGGGCTACGAGCGCACGCAAGCGGCCGTCGCTGCGCAATTAAAGTCATCGATCCAAGACGCTCACGGCGATCGCGACAAGGTTGCCAAAGCCCAGGGCATGGCGGCACAGCAGGGCGCCCAGGCGCAGATCAAGAGCTATGGCGACATGGCCAGCGCCGCCAAGGGATTTTTCAAGGAAAACAGCGCCGGCTACAGGGCTTTGGAAGGCGCAGAGAAAGCTTACCGCGCGTTCGAAATGGCCATGGCCATCCAGAGCATGGTCACCAAAAGCGGACTGCTTACGGCATTCACGGGCCTGTTTGTGACTGCTAAAGCAACTGAAACAGCGGCGACGGTGGCCAGCGTGGCACCGGACCTGGCTGCATCTGCGGCCAAGGGCGCTGCCGCCGCAGCCGTGGGCGTGGCAACCCAGGCACAGGGCGATCCGTATTCTGCCTGGGCGCGCATGGCAGCGATGGCGGCCGTGATGGCGGCGTTGGGCTTTGCTGTTGCTGGAGGCGGTGGGGGTGCTGACACGACCGCCAAAGACCGGCAGGCCGCCACCGGTACCGGCTCGGTGCTGGGCAATTCGTCCGCGAAGTCCGAATCGATCGCTCACAGCCTGGCCATCATGGAGAAAAACTCCGGCCTGGGCCTGGCCCAGGGCGCACAGATGGTCGGCTCGCTGCACCAGATCGTGCAGGGCATCGGCGGGCTGGGCAGTCTGCTGGTGCGCAATGCGGGCGTGACTGGCGCCACGGCGCCGGATTCGCTCGGTGCCGCGCAGAAATTCGCGGATAGCGTGCTCGGGAAAATTCCGCTGATCGGTGGGCTGCTGGGCAAAACCGTCGGCGGCCTGATCGGCTCGATTTTCGGCGGGAAAACGACGACGCTCGATACTGGCGTCACTTTCGGGAAAACGTCGCTGGCCAGTATTCAGGCGGGCGGGGTCTCGGCCAGCCAGTACACGGACACGAAGACTTCCGGCGGCTGGTTCTCAAGCGATAAATATCATCGCGCACTGTCCGGCCTCGGCGCCGAGGCAAACGGCCAGTTTGCCAAAATCATCATGGGTCTGAGCGATACCGTGCGTTCTGCGGCGTCGGCGCTGGGCCTGGGCGGCGATGCATTCTCCGCGAAATTAAATTCGTTTGTGGTCGGCCTGGATGTGTCGCTCAAGGGGCTGAGTGGTGACGATCTGCAGAAAGCGCTCGAAGCCGCGTTCAGCAAATTGGGTGATGACATGGCCAGCTTCGGCGTGGCTGGCCTGGAGCAATACCAGGCCGTCGGCGAGGGTTATCTTGAAACGCTGGCGCGCGTGTCGAACGACTATATGCAGGTCAGCGATGTCCTTTCCGTGTTGAATAAATCGTTCGGCGTCACCGGCCTGGCCGCCGTGTCGCTGAGCGAGGGGCTGATCAATGCGGCCGGCGGCCTCGACAAGCTGACCAGCGGTACCAGCTACTTTGTCGAAAACTTCCTGACTGAAGCTGAGCGCATGGCACCGATCACCAAATCGGCGAACGATGCCATGGGCAAGTTGGGCGCATCGGGCGTGACCACGGTCGACCAGTTCAAGGCCTTGGTGCTGGCGCAGGACCTCAGCACGACGGCGGGCCAGTCCATGTATGCGCAGCTGATCGCGATCGCCGAGCCGTTCAAGAAGGCGGCCGACTACGCGGCCGAGTTGGCAGCTGCGACGGGCGAGTTCGCCGTTGCAGCGAAAACCGCTTCAGAGATCGCCAGCGAGCACCGTGACCTGCAGCAGCAGTTGAACCAGCTGACGAAAAGCGAAAACGAACTGTTGGCTATCCAGCGTGCCGGCCTGGCTTCCGTCAACCGGGCGCTGTTCGACCAGGTGCAGGCTGCCAAGGCCGTGGTGACAGCCAAGGATGCGCTCGCCAAGGCATACGAAACGGAATCGACGGCTGCCAAGACTGCACTGGATAAGTCGAAATCGTGGGTTGTCACCCTCAACGGCTTGAACGCCAGCATGGCCTTGGGCGCCCAGTCGACCCTGACGCCGGAGCAGAAATATGCCGAGGCACGAGCCCAGTTCGAGAAAACCCTGGCGGCAGCAAACGCCGGTGACAGCACGGCGCAGTCCGGCCTGTCCGCCGCCGAGCAGGCTTTCCTGTCGGCCTCGCAGGTGGTCAATGCATCCGATGCGCGCTACGTGGCCGATTACGCGCGCGTGATGGCTGCCAACGACGAGGCCATGCGCTGGGCATCGACGCAGGTCGATGTGGCGCAGGCCAGCCTGGATGCGCTGACGGCTCAGGTGTTGGGTCTGATCACCATCAACGACAGCGTGCTGACGGTGGCGCAGGCGATCGCCAACCTGCAAGTGGCGATGGGCGTATCGAATGGGCTGGGCGTGGAATTCACGAATGCACCAGCCGTCGCCGTGCAGGCCGCCATGACCAGCGCGCCGGTGCCGGTGGTATTCGATGCCACGCGCTATTCGGCCGGTTCCAATGTTGGCTCCGATGCGCTGGTCGCTGAGATCCGCGCATTGAACTCACGTCTCGATGCTCAAACCGTCGAAATCAAGGGCTTGCGTGAAGACCAGAAAAAGCAGACCGGCGCCACTATTCAGGCCACGGTCGAGTCGAACGCCAGCGCCGCAAAAACGGTCGTTGCTGGCGTTGAAAAATCGGCCAAGACATCGGCCTGGGGAAAACCAGTGGAGTATCAAAAATGACAGATGCACAGTTTTTGGCGTGGCTGCAGGAGAGCGCCGCCACGCGCATGGTGCTGATCGAGGCCCAGGTGAACGTGGCCGGCGTCGAGGTAACGCGTTACCTCGCGTCGCGCCTGTACACCACCGGCCCGGCCGACACGCCGGCCAACGTCGAGTACCAGCCGCTGGTCACCGGCGGTCTGGCCTTCACCGAGCAGGTCAGCCTGACCGGTGAGGCCGGGTTGTCCGGCGGCGACATCGAGCTGGACAACGCCGACGGCGCGCTGGACGGCTGGCTGGTCGACGTGTGGTCCAATCGGGCGATCCGAGTCTGGGTCGGCGATCCGGCCTGGGCGCGCGCCGACTTCCGCCTGGTGTTCGACGGCATCATCGCCGACGTGGGCGTGTCGGGCCGCGAATCGATCAACCTGGCGCTGCGCGACAAGCTCCAGCGCCTCAATACGCCGATCACCGAGGCCAAGCTGGGCGGCGCCACGCAGAACAAGGACGCGGTGTTGCCGGTGCCGTTCGGCGAATGCCACAACGTTTCGCCGCTGGCCACCAACCCGGCCACCTTGGAATACGGATTCCTCGGCGCGGTCGAGTCGATTGCCGAGGTGCGCGCCAACGGCAAGCCGGTGGGCGCGACGATCAATAATGCGGCAGGCCGCTTCACGCTGATCACCAACCCGCTGGCCCAAGTGATCACCGTCAGCGTGCAGGGCGACAACGTGGCCGGCTACGCGCCGCGCATCGCGCCGCTGGTGCAGCGCATCGCCACCGGCTACGGCAAGGCGGCTGATCGCTTCACCGCCACCGATCTGGACCTGGCCAACCTGGCCGCATTCGACGCGGCGCACCCGCAGCTGGTGGGCCTGTACGTGGCTGACCGGACCAACCAGGCGCAGGCCATCCAGCAGCTGGCGGCCAGCGTGGGCGCGCAGGCGATCATGTCGCGCACCGGCCAGCTGCGCCTGGTGCAGGTCGCGTTGCCGGGCCTGGGCGTGCCGGTGCAGATCGGGCCGGACCACATGCGCGAGCGCAGCCTGCACCCGGTGCAGCGCCTGCCGGTGGCGGCTGCTGTGAAAATTGCCTTTGACCGCAACTACACCGTGCAGGCCAGCCTGACGACCAGCATCCCGCCAGAGCACGCCGACCTGTACGCCACCGAGTGGTTGACCGAGACCGTCACCGACGAGGCCGTGCGTGCGCGGTACCGCATCAGCGACGACCCGGTGCAGGTCGAAACCTGCCTGAAAACCCGCGCCGACGCGCATGCCGAAGCGGCCCGCCGCCTGGCATTGAACAGCGTGCCGCGCACGATCTACGAATTTGATGGAGAACCCGAGATGATGATGCTGGAACTGGGACAGGCCGTGACCCTGACCGATGCGCGCTATGGCCTGCAAGATGGCGCCGCTGGCGTGGTGGTGCTGCTGTCGCGCTACTGGCTGACCGGCCGCGTGACCGTCGGGGTGATGGTTTGAGCGCGCTGCTGGGCGAGCGCGACCGCCTGATCATGAATACGGTGCCGCGTTATTTTGTGTCGGTGGTGGAGAAAACATTGCTGCTGCAGGCGAGTACACCGGTGTTTGCCGTCAGCCGGACCGGCAACCCTACGCCGGCAGCGATCACGATCACTGCGGAACTGGTGAGCATTACCGGCACTGTGGAATTCAGCGTGTCTGCCGGCGCGGCGCTGGCCGTCGACGGCAAAGTGGCCACCTTGCGGTTTGTGGATATGTCGGTCGATGTGGCCTTCGTGCAGGCCAAGGTCAAAGACGCCGAGTCCGGCGTCGAGTTTCTGCGCTCGGCCGTGGTCAGCAAGGTGTTCGACGGTGTCAATGGCGCCGCCGGTGTCGATGGCGCAACGTACTACACTTGGGTCAAATACGGCGACAGCGCAGCAGGCGCAGGACTGTCGGATAGCCCTGCGGGCAAAGCGTTTATCGGTTTGGCCTACAACAAAACAACACCGGTCGAGGGGACGAACCCAGCGGATTACACCTGGTCGCTGATCAAAGGTACGGACGGCGTACCGGGTGCGCCAGGCGCCGATGGGCTGACGACTTACACGTGGATCAAATATTCGGATCTTCCGGATGGTACCGGGCTGTACGATGTGCCAACGGTCGCCACGCTGTATCTGGGACTGGCGACCAACAAGACTACTTCGGTGGAGAGTGACAACAAGGCGGACTACACCTGGTCGAAATTCAAGGGCGACCAAGGCGTGCCTGGTGCTGCAGCGACAACTTATTACACTTGGCTCAAATACGCTGACGGCGCCGCTGGTGCTGGGTTATCTGATGATCCATCCGGTAAAGCATATATTGGTCTGGCCTACAATAAAACGACGCCCGTTGAAAGTTCAGCGCCTGGTGACTATGCCTGGTCGCTGATCAAAGGAACGGATGGCATTCCCGGCACCAAGGGTGCCGATGGAGCCACCCTTTACACGTGGATCAAGTACGCCGACCAGGCTGATGGCGCCGGCTTGTATGACGTGCCAAACGACGGCACGCTGTATATCGGCTTGGCAACCAATCGGCCGACGGCCGTTGAAAGCCTGGTGAAGACGGACTACGTCTGGTCGAAATTCCGGGGCGATCAAGGTGTGCCTGGTACCCCAGGCTTGGCTGCGCCGACACTTTATACATGGGTGAAGTATGCCGATACGGCCGCAGGCGCTGGCCTGGTCGACGATCCTACCGGCAAGGCCTGGATCGGGCTTGCCTATAACAAACTGACGCCAGTGGAGAGCCTGTCTGCAGGCGATTACGCATGGTCACTGATTCGTGGCGCTGATGGCGTGCCGGGCACCGACGGTGCAAATGGCCTGCCTGGCGTGAAAGGTGCCGACGGCCAGACCTTCTACACGTGGATCAAGTATGCGGACGTCGCGGACGGTGCCGGCATGTACGACACACCGAACGCCAATACGCTGTACTTGGGCCTCTCGACCAATCGCACCAGCCAAGTCGAGGGCAGTAACCCGGCCGATTACGTGTGGTCGAAATTCAAGGGTGACCAGGGCGTACCCGGCACGGCGGCGCCGGCGCTGTACACGTGGGTAAAGTACGCGGACAGCGCCGCTGGTGCGGGCCTGACCGATAACCCTGCTGGAAAGGCATTCATCGGACTGGCCTACAACCAGACGACTGCAATTGAAGGCACAGATCCTGCGCAGTACACCTGGTCGCTGATCAAGGGTGTCGATGGAGTGCCTGGCGCACCAGGCGCGGACGGGCTATCGCTCTATACCTGGATTAAATACGCTGATTATGCCGATGGCGCCGGCCTATACGATATTCCAGGCCCGACCACGATGTATATCGGTCTGTCTGTAAATCGGGCGGTGCAGTCAGAAAGCGGCAACAAGGAAGATTACGTCTGGTCGAAATTCCGGGGCGATCAAGGAGTTCCTGGCACCACCGGCCCGCAGGGACAGCGCGGCACCAAGACGGTGGTGGCTGGCGGGTACTCGACCTGGTCCGATGCGTCGGCCGCCGCTGAACTGACCGCCGCCGGCTTCGGTGCGCCCATCAATCGAGATGTGGTCACGCTGTACGGTCCGATCATCTCGGCGCCGACATTTACCCTGACCAAGTTTTTCGATAACGGGAGCTGGCTCCTGATGGGTACGCATATCGATGGCGGACTGCTGGTCAGTGGCACGGTTGCCGCCGCAGCGATGTCCGTCGATCGACTGTCCGCCTTGTCTGCGAACCTGGGCAATGTCAATGCTGGCGATATGTATGGCGTATCGATTCGCGGAGGATCATTTACCGATGTGAACTGGCCGGCGACTGGAGGCGGGTTTTACCTGGGTCCGGACGTTTTCCGGATGGGGAGTTACCCGACCGGAAAATATTTCGAGGTATATCCGTCGGGTGATGTGCATGCGCCGGGATTTGATATTACCAACGGCGTTGCTCGATTCGGTGGCGAGTTGTCTGGCGTCACAGGATCGTTCCATCTGGTTCGCAGCCCTACTCGTTCCGGTCCGGCCGGCAACGCGGGCAGCGGCTCAGGGTATGACCTTACCGGTACCGGATTGTATTTCTACGATGGCGTGAACGCACTGCCGTGTGTCGAGTTAGGAGAGTACATCACATGACCAAGGGACTGAAAATTAGAAAATCGGGGCGCGTGGTGTTTGACTCGACGTTGGCTGTCGGCGGTGTCTGCCTCGGCATCGTTGCGATAACAGGTACGGCGAGTGTGTATTCATTCCCAGCGTTCTCGACTGGGCACACGCCAATTGTGCTGTTCAGCGATGGTGCGGTGCGCAGCACCTGGCAATACGACGAGGTAATGGGATATCCGCGATTTACGTTCCCTGCCACAGCAGTTGCGCCGAACACACGAACCAGCGCAGGAATCTATCTCAAATGAGGGGCCTCAAAATTAGAAACGGCGCCCGGGAGCTAGTTGTCCACAGCGAGGCGCGCGGCACCGCCTGTATCGGCCGCGCGTCGCTCGTTGCTGTGGTGCAGCCATCTACATCCGGTGGCGCCAATATTGCCGGCTATTCTCGCCACACGTTCGCGTCCGACCTCCCGATCATCTGGGCAATCGATCTACCAGTGGGGCGACGTGTAGGCATTATCGATACTGGCTACGCCAACGGCGTGTACACAATCGGCGCCTATTGTGGCGACAATCCAAATTCTCTCGGATTCGACCAGCAGTTTCCTGTCGATATCTGGGCGTTTTCCATGATTACTGCAGCGAGCACGGGCAGCACCTCAGGACTGAGGCTGAGAAACAGTGCCGGCATTATCACTCACGATTTTATGGCGCCAAATATTACGCTGCCCATCGCAGCAGGCGATTTGTCCATTGCCGCAGTCGTGCCGCCTGGCATTGGGCGCCCAGTTGTCATTGGCAGCAGTCCGTATTACGACGTTACCTATACCGACCTGGAGCCAGGCTACATAAAAACAGATCGGCGCCAGTTTGCGTTGCGATCCAGCGATAACGTCGTCGCCTACTCGCCGGGTCTGATGTTTCGGTCCGGCAGCAGCAGTGGCGCGCCGCCGGCGGACTCGACATTCACCGAGAAATCCCCGTTTTTTGTCGTCGACGGCCAGTTTTTACCATGAGGACACCATGCCGAATCTTCGCATCATCCATGACAACGCCTCCGACCGTGCGACGCTGACGGCATCGAGCCAGGCCGGCACGCTCGGCCCGACCAACCTGCAGCGGGACGCTAAGGGCGCGGTACTGCGCGCGACCAGTACGACGCAAACCATCACCGCCGCATGGCCCACGCAGGAGTGCATCGCCTGCGTGGCGCTCATTTTCACCAACGCAACCAGCAGCGCGCGCATGCGCGTGCGCGGCTACGGCCAGCCGGGCGATGCGGCGCCGGTGATCGACACGGGCTGGATGATGCCTTGCCCCGAGGCGGCGCTGGACAGCTACCCGTTCGGCGAGCTGCCGCTGGGCTGGAATGCCTACCAATGGGGCGGCACGAACACCTGGGCGCGCGGTGGTGGCGCCGATGCTGTGGCCTGGTTCGCGCCGGTATTCGTGCGCAGCCTGGTGATCGACGTGTATTGCCCGGACCTGCCGGCCGGCTACATCGAGATATCGCGCCTGGTTGCCGGCAATTACTGGTCGCCCGAGAACAACGCCGAATACGGCGCCAGCCTGCAGCTGCAGGACACGACCGAGGTTTATCGCACTGCCGCTGGCACTGCCAAAACCGCAGTGGGCACCACCAGCGACAAACTGGCAATCAACCTGGCGCACCTGACGGCGCCTGACCGGGCGCGCCTGATGCGCATCCTGCGCGAGTGCGGCCCGGTGCGGCCACTGCTGTTCAGCCTGTTCCCTGAGCATGCAGATCCGGTGCTCGAGCAGGACCACATGCTGTACGGGCGCGTGGCCAACCTCGACGCGGTCAGCACGCCGTACTACGAAACCTATGCAGCACCACTCCAAATCGAAGGAATTTAAAAATGGCATTGAAATTTACAGCCGGTATGAAAAACGTGGTCGAGGTACTTAACCAGATGTGGGACGCATTTGCGGCCGGACCCTATAACGCGCTGCCCCTCACGGGCGGGACGGTCACTGGCCCTGTGAACATCAATTCGCCCAGCATTTACGGTCGGTACAACGGCAACGCTGCCGGAAATGCATATCTGTCGATGGCGTTTAGCTCTGTTACGTACGCGTTTATAGGGCAGGCCACGGCCACTACAGGCGGTGGGGTGGACGTTGACATGGGAATCCGCGCAGAAAATACATTGATTTTCGGCGCCGGTGGTTTCGGGGCAAAAATGAAATTATTCCCCAGCGGTAATCTGGGCGTTGGCACATCGTCCGATAGTGGTGCTGATCGTCTGCAGGTCGCGGGGATGGCCGGGTTTTTCCCGGGTGGTCTGCAGGGCCAGCGCCTGATTCGCGCTGGCGTCAGTCCGGAGTACCCATCTGTAGTGGCATGGGCTGGGAATGGCGTGATTCCATCCCAGGGGGCCACAGTGCTGTCTGTGGGTAAAAATTCCGTTACAGATCGCGGGATTGATGTGATGGGCACCGTCAATACCATGGGCAACGACTACGCCGAATATATCGTCAAATCGGCGGCGTGCGGCCCTGTCGAAAAGGGGCAGATCGTCGGAATCACGGCAGAAAACACGATCACCGATCAGTGGGCGCCTGCGGTCATGTTCGCTATTAAATCGACGCTGCCATCATTCGTCGGTGGTGATACATGGGCGAGCAGCATCGGGCCGCGCCCGGACCCTCAAGCTGGCCCAGCGCCAGTCCAGCCGCCGCGTCGTCTTGATGTGACCGAGCAGCAGCCGCTGCCCGGCACCAATCCACAGGAATATCACGACGTAGTGACGCCTGGCGACACCGACGCCGAGTGGGCGGTGAAACAGGCTGCTTATGCTGCAGCGCTGGCCGTGCACGCCGCTGCTGTGCAGCAGGATGCCAAGGCTATGGCCACGTTCGAGGCCGCCCTGGAGATCGAGCGCCAGAAAGTGGACCGCATCGCCATCGCCGGCCGCGTGCCGGTGAATGTGCTGGGCGCCCAGCCTGGCGATTACATTGTGCCGGTGCATGATGGCGAGGGCATTGCCGGCATCGCCGTGCACGCGGACGATATCACCATGCCGCAGTACCTGCGCGCGGTCGGGCGTGTGATCTCGATCGAGCCTGATGGCCGGGCGTATGTGATGGTCAAGGCGGTGTGATGGGCGCCCCGCACAACGGCGTCGACCGCGCCGGCTCAGTCTTCCGCATGTACGTCGGCGGCAATGCCATCGTCACCTGGTATGTGGCCATGACCGACCCGCGCTCGCTGATGTACCTGGTGGCCTCGACGCGCGACGGCGCCGTGCTGATCTGGCTGCTGATGGCTGTCGGCGCCGCCGCGTTGCTCGACGCGGTCGTTAACGACTTCCTGCCTGATCGCTTCCATTGGCGCATTGGCCGGCGCCAGCGGCATTACATCCTGGCCGCCCTGGCGTTTTGCTACATCGCCCAGCTCTATGTCGAGTTTTTCAACCTGCGCAGCGGCGGCCTGCTGGCCTACTACCTGTGGAATGCCGCCACGATCATGTTCATTGCGTTCATCGACGCCCACCAACGCAACAAGGACAACCAATGCTCGACAGTCTGCAATTGAAGAAAATCTGCTGGGTATGGCTCGGCTGCTTCTGGAGCGCCGGCGCTGCTGCGGCGCAAGCCACGTTCGGCAGTGACCTGTCGACCATTCCACCGGCGGCCGTTGCCGTTGCCGTGGTGCTGGCCTTGATCGGCGGCGCCGCAGCGACGCTGCGCAAGATCGCCAGCCCGACCATCACCATCAAGTCCGTGCCGCTGGAAGTGACCAGCGATCTGCTGCTGTCGCTGCTGGCCGGCTTGGTCACGTATTTCCTGTGCGCCTGGCAGGAAGTGCCGATCCTGCTGCAGGCGGGCCTGATCCCTCTCGCCGGCTTCGGAGGCGCGCGCGTGCTCGAAGCCTACCTGGCTGCCGGCCTGGCCAAACTTAGCCGCTTCGGCGGTCCTCCACCTCCACCTGAAAGCCTTCCATGAACCTGACGCTCCAGCAACTCATTACCATCATGCCCAATGCCCGCGCCAAAGCGGGTATTTTTTTACCTGCCCTGAATGCAGCCATGGCCGAGTTCGGCATCAACACGCCGGTGCGCCAGGCGTCGTTCCTGGCCCAGCTGGCGCACGAATCCGGCCAGCTGGTCTATGTGCGCGAACTGGCCAGCGGCGCGGCCTACGAGGGACGAAAGGATCTGGGCAATGTGCAGCCCGGCGACGGCGTGCGGTTCCGTGGCCGTGGCCTGATCCAGGTGACCGGCCGCAGCAACTACGCCGCCTGCGGCAAGGCCTTGGGCCTGGACCTGCTGGCGCAGCCCGCGCTGCTCGAGCAAACCGTCAACGCCTGCCGCTCGGCTGGCTGGTTCTGGCAGTCGCGCGGGCTCAATGCGCTGGCGGACGCTGGCGACCAGGTGGCGGTGACGCGGCGCATCAACGGCGGCACGAATGGCCTGGCCGAGCGCCTGGCGTATTTCAAAACGGCGCTGAAGGTGCTGGCGTGAGCGCGCTGTCGTGCATCCTGCGAAGCGTGCAGGGCGATGGCCTCATGTTCGAGTGCCCGGGCTGCGGTGTGCCGCACCGGGTGTGGGTTGGTGCCGGCGCTGGCCCGCGCTGGACCTGGAACGGCAACGCCGAACGACCAACGTTCTCGCCGTCGATCCTGGTGCGCGGCACGCAGCCGCTGGCCGACGAGGCGCACGCGGCATGGATGCGCGGCGATGCGCCGTTACCAGCGCCTGTTCCGTTCGTGTGCCATTCGTTCGTGGTCGATGGTCGCATCCAGTTCCTGGGTGACTGCACGCACGAGCTGGCCGGCCAGACTGTGGATATTCCCGATTTCGATACGGTCTTGCTGGAGAATGGGGCGTGAGCGCCGTCACTGCGCTGGCCGGCGTGGCAGTCGGCGGCATCTGGAGGGCGGCCGCCATCGTGCTGGCTGCCGTGCTGCTGGTGGTGACCGGCGCCGTCGGCACCGGCTGGTGGCTGGTCGCTGGCGACCGAGATCTGGCGCTGGCGGCGCTGAAGAAGGAGCAAGGCGTCAGCGCCGAGTTGCGCGCATCGATCACTGAGCAGAACCGTGCTGTCGACGGCATGGCCCGAGCAACCCTGCTGGCCCAGCAGCGCGGCGAGGCAGCGCAGGCCGCCGCGGCTGCCGCTGGCAAGAGGTATCAGGCGGCGCAGGCGCAGCTGGCCGGCGTGAGCGCCACGACCTGCGACGAGGCGATGCCGGCTGTCAGGAAGATGCTGGAGAGCGTGCGATGAAACACCAAATGGCGCACCAAATTATTCCAAAAATTATTCTGACCACGCTGCTGGCCGGCTGCGCCACCGCGCCGCCGGCGCCGGTTCGTGTCGAGGTGCCGGTGATGGTGCCGTGCATCGGCGAGGTGCCGCCGCGCCCGGCCTACGAGTTCGACAAGTTGCCGGCGACAGCAACTGATGGCGAGATCATCTTGGCGCTGGCGCGGGACTGGACGCGTGGACGGAAATACGAGGGAGAGCTGGAAGTTGCTATTGCAGGGTGCCACGCAAAAGAAAATAAGTGGGGGAAATAAATCGGCCTAGAAATTGCATTGTCGGCTTATCTGGTGGTGCGAGGTAATGCAATGCCGTGGGCTGAGGCGCAAGGGGGTGCTAACTGCAATCTGGCTGCGCGGTGAGATATGGCGCCGCACAGATCGGTGGTTTCTTGGCCCGGACGCGCGATTGATGCGGTTACTGTGCCTCATGAGCGCTCAAGGAGTTCTCGAGTTTAGTTAGCGAACTGGGCGCGCGGCGCAAGTGCGGCGGATCAGGCGGCACCCGGCCTTCCTGGGGGGGGCGTAGGGGGGGCGATCAAGGCGCTGAGGCCCAAGACTTTGGAAATTTACTGTGCATTGTATATTTTGGTATATCATTTGACAATTTCGTGCGCAACGTTCTATGATTTGTTAGACCGATGCATGTGTCTCGGACGATGTTAATAAATTGGAATGATAATGCAATTGCAAATATTTAAATATGCCGAGGACGATTCACATCTGGATAACTTAACCACAATCGAAATCGAAGGTGAGATCTGGTTCGTGGCTGTAGAGGTCTGCAAACTTTTGGATATAAAAAATGCAACTGATGCGGTTTCGCGGCTTGATGATGATGAAAAGCTGACCTCGGTATTACCGATATCAGGTCAAAATCGAAGCGTAAACCTTATCTCGGAGAGTGGTTTGTACGCCCTTGTCTTCAAGAGCAACAAGCCCTCGGCCAAAGAGTTTAGGAAATGGGTAACCAAAGAAGTCATCCCTTCCATCAGGAAAAAGGGAAGCTTCGGGATTGATAGAATAGAAACTCCAAACTTCATTGTTCGGTTCAATGATAATTGGGATCGCACGGACAAGGGCTTCTTTTCTGTGATCAGTGAATTATTTGTAAGGTTATATGGTAGATTTGAACACATTGGGTATAAGATACCAAACAAAGCCTTTGATGGAAAGGAAATGCGGCCAGATACGAGTGTCGGAAAACTGTTCGCAAATTATCTTAAAAAAAATCATCCAGAGATGAATGATTTACATAAAATGTACAATCATAAATTCCCCTCTGGGCAAGAGTTTGAGGCGCGCCAATATCCAAATATAGTATTGCCAATTTTTATACAATTTGTTGATGATGAGTGGATACCAAAAAATGCCCCAATTTACTTCAAGACTCGCGACCCATTGGCATTGGACTATTTACCGAAATTGCTCGGTAAATGAGCACTCTAAACCAATTTAAAAATAGTCATTGATGGGCTATGCTGCTACCACCGAAATCAGTTTCTCGCCCAGCGCCGCCCACGCCGCCCGCTTCTCGTCCGCATAGTCGTGCAGCATGTAATGCCGGCGCACCTTGCTGCCTGATAGCACGTGGTTCTGGCAGCGGTCGATCAACTCCAGCGAAATACCCAGCGTCTGCATCATCGTCGCACCCGTGCAGCGCAAGTCGTGCGGCGTCCAGGCGCCGTTCTTGCCGCCGGCCAGCACCAGGGTGTCGTCGCTGCGCCAATTCTTCAGCGGCGGGCGCGACGCAACGGCCATGACCGTCATCACTTTTGTTTACTGTACAACACGCATCAAGTCGATATACTGTATGTGCGTACAGTATTCCATTGTTAATCATGAGCAATTTTCGAAAACCGCTTACCACCGTCGAGCTGGTGGAGATCCGGCTCCGTAGCGACTCGCCCGACATGCGCGCCGTGCTGTGGGAGGTCAGGCGCCTGCGCGCGATCGCATCCAGGGCGGATCAGCTTGAGCGCAGCCTCGGGCCAACTGGCGGCGCGGTCGGGATGATCCGCGAGGCGTTGCGTGCAGAGCTGGACGAAGAGCCGTCTATTGCGGAGTTGGTGCGCCTAGACCTCAATGCGCGACCGTAGCGCTAATGTGGTCAGTCCCGCAGTCCTTGCCGGTGCTGGCCCAGCCGACCACGCGCTGATCCTGGTCGACCAGCACGATGAGGCGGCAGCCAGCGGCTGCGCTTCCATAGTTCAGCTGAAGGTACTCGCCTTGGAGCTTGTAGCTGACCGGCGCGCCATAGCGAGCGGCGAGGGCGAGGCTGCCTTGGCCTGCAAGGTCAGCGCTAAGTGCCTGCGAAGGGTTATCGGCAGCACAACTACATAGAAGTAGTAAAATCAGGGTGCTGACGATATGCCTCAT